AGGGCGGCGAACTCGCCGTCGGTGTAGCCCTGGTCGTACGAGTTGCCGGTCGGCTCGGTGGCGGCGGGGGCGATGGTCAGGATGCTCATGGCGTCGGGTTCCGTTCCGGGGTTAGTGGGTGAGGGCGGGGCCGGTGGTCAGTTCGGCGGGCGCCAGCTCGTGGGCGAGTGCCGGGGCGTGGACGAAGATCGGGGCGCCGTTGCCGTGGCTGGTGTCGGTGTGGAGGGTCCACATGCAGACGCCGGGCCCGGCCGGGAGGCAGGTAGCGTGGCCGCCGAGAGCGGTCCACCAGGCGGTGAGCTGGTCGAGGCTGGTGGTGAAGACGTGGGCCTGGCCGGCGGTCTCGGTGATGCGGGTGAACGGCAGGGCGTTGAGGTCGGCGGCGGCCTCGGCGCGCTGGGCGGTGGTGAGCATCGGGTCTCCCCCGGGTTGTACGGCCCGGCCACGCAGAGCCTGTTCGTCTTCGTCGTGCGTGGCCGGGCCTGGCTTGTGGGTGCCGTTAGTCGGTGATGGGGCGCGGGTGGTCGTGGCTGCAGTCCGGGCACTGGAGGGCGCTCAGGTTGCAGTCGGGGGCGTTGGGGGCGGTGACGACGACGCCGGGCTCGTGGGCGTCGAAGATCGCTGCGCAGCCGCAGCCTTCGGTGAGGCAGTCGCAGACGGCGATGTCGTGGGAGGCGGGGGCGGCCATGCCCGCGGTGTGGGCGGCGTTGTCCATGGCGTGGCGGTAGTCGTCGCCGGTGCCGGCGTGGTCGGCGCGCTTCATCCAGTGGTCGAAGGCGTCGCGCTGGGCCTGTGTCAGGGACGTGTAGTCGCTGGCGGTCGGGAGGGTGATGGTGGGTATGGAGGCGTGCGTCATCACGGCCACGGCTGGCTCCGGCTGTAACTGGGGGTGCCCTTCCGCCGGTTGGGGCGGGGTGTGGGGCTTGATGGAACTATCGTAACCCATAACTCATTGCGCCGCAATGACTTTCACGGGGTGTGCGGGCACGAAAAAGGCCCCTCCGCCCGGGGGCTCGGGGCGAGGGGCTTACCGGTGGTGCGGCGGGGCCGGCCCGGTTAACTGTCCGCAGCGCGCTGCTTCTTGATGACATGCTCGCGGTGCAGTACGAGGAGGTCACTCCACGAGTACCAGGTCGTTCCCCCGGAGCGCTCGGACTCCAGTCGGTCCAGCTTCGCCCACCGTCGGAGGTTGGACTCCTTGACCGGGAAGCCGGCCCGGTCGAACAGGGCGAGGGCCTCGCGGATGGTGACAAGGTCCCCGAAACGGTCGGCGTTCGTACTGGGGGCGGGTGCGGCGATGGCCATGGTGCTGTGGCCTCCCATGATCGACGGCGTGCAGTTCGCAGCTGCTGCAGCCGATAACGGGTCCGGGCCGTGGGCCCGGTGGAGGGGGAATGTTCAGTTGTTGCGCATGGTGCGGGACTTACTGCTTAGACACCCGGTGTGGGGGTCAGGTTGCACGGGCGGCGCGCCTTTCCTCCTGGCCCTCGATGTGCCGGTGGGCCAGGTAGGCGAGCGTCCACGTGGACCGTCGCCCGTCGGGGGTTCGGCAGTGTCCGTTGCTGCACAGGGCCCGCCCGGTGCGGTGGTGCCAGAGCAGGCCCGCGCAGCCGCAGCCGGGGCACAGGTGGCGGCAGACGATGTTCGCGTTGCCGGTGAGGACGGCGTGCTCGAGGTACTGGCGGTAGACGAGGATGTCGCGGCGGCGTTGGACGGTGGCGTCGTCGAACTCGGTGTTGCGGATCATCCAGTCGTAGACGGCGGGCGCGTCTTTGGGGAGCGGCTCGATCGTGTCCGGTGATTCGGTGGCCATGAAGGCGCGGATTTCGCGGACGGTGGCGTCGATGTGGGAGAGGGCGTCGACGTTGAGGGGGGCGGTGCGTTCGATGGAGCGGACGGGGGCGGTGCGGGCGCCGGTGTGTGATCGTCGGGGCAGTTCCACGAAGTGGTCGACGAGGTGCGCGAGTTGCGCGGCGGCTTGTTCTGCGTGGCTGTCCGTGGTCCCCATGGGCATATCCCGTCCCCTGTGGGCCATCTCCGGGGTGCGCGGGGGCGTCCACACTGCCGAAGACGCGCGCACGGGGATGGTCCGGTTTCTGTCACTCCGGGTCAATCCGGACGCCCCATCATGGCACTGGTGTGGCGGGAGGTGAACCGATCGTGGCAATCGATCAGCAGTGTGTGGCGGGTCTTCACATTAGACACACGGGCAAACGGGAAGAACCCCCGGCATATGCCGCCGGGTGGGGGTGGTCAGTCGGTGGCGGCGATCCGGGCGGCGCGGCGTGCCCCCTCCAGGAGAGCGACCAGCTGGGCACGTTGCGCGTCGTCGACGATGCCCTTCGCGGCGGCGCCGCCCATCGTCTTGACCGCGGTGTCCATGGCGACGTCGAACGCCGCCCGCACGACCGGGTCGGCGAGCGTCGCATGGCGCTCCACCATGGCCTGCTCGAGCATGTCGGCGAGGGGCCGCAGGATCGCTTCCTCGCCGCCGCCGTCGGGTGCGGGGGGTGGTGCGGGCTGGGTCATGGTGTCGGCTCCCCCACGGTGACGGTGGGCGGTGGCCGCGCCGTTGCGGCCGCGGGCGGTACGCGGGTTCAACGGGATGATGCGGGCGTCACCGGTACCCGGTGGGCCGGCCGGGCTGTCGCCCGTGGGGGCGGGTTCTGCTGCGGGCATGGCGTCTCCGCTCGTCCGGCAGAGGTTCGGGAAGGAAGTGGGTTCGTACCCGGCGTCTGTGTGGCGCCGGCCCCGGTTCCGTGGGCGCGGCTGCCAGTCCACGCTCGCGGAAGGCCACTGTGGCAGCAGAAGAGTTGTGAGGGGTAGGGCGGTGGGGGTTTTCTGCCCAAATCGTTGGCCAATGGTGGTGGATTCAGGCCGGGTCTGTTACCGGTCTTTGGGGTGACGGGCTGTCACATGAAGAAGGCCGCGGCCCTCGGTGGGGCGCGGCGGGGGCGGGCATGCCCGTCTGATGCCGGTGATTGTAGGCCGGGGCGCCGCCACGGGGGAAGACTGTGGGGGGAGTTGCCCGCACGGGGTCTGGGTGCGGGTGGGGACACCGGGCTGCGAAGGCCCGTCGGGGTCCCGGCGTCCCCTGGACCGCACTTTTTCGTTACCGCCAGTACGGCACACACAGCGTGTGCACCATTCGGCACAGAGTGAACCTGTGGGGCGCAGGTTCACTCCTCCGGGTGACTCAAAAACCCCGGCAACAGCCCCGCAATCAACCTAATTTGCCCTATGCAAAATAGGGAACGGCCCCGCTCCTTCGCAGGTCGGGAAGCGGATGAACTGGCCTTCGGTGACGCCCTCTCATCGGCGTGCCGTTCCCAACCCACCCGTCACTCCTGGTAATTTGCTCGCCATGAGTACCCCAGGCGCCGGAGAAGCGCGCGAAAAACTGCTCGTCAACCTGACCCCGGAGCTACGCCGCGACCTGCGGATCCGGGCCGCCGAGCGCGGCCTCAACATGCAGGACGCCGCCGCCTCCGCCCTCAACCACTGGTATGACACGGCCGACACCGCCGACGCCGACACCAAGGGCGCCAAGTCCTGGGGGGTGTTCCTTCCCGCCGGCGGACCCGACCGCTTCACGCAGGAATGCGAGACACGCAAGGTCACCAAGGTGCAGGGCATGGCGCAGGCCATCACCCTGTGGCTGCAGGCGCACCCCTCTCCGGCCGAGCGGCTCGTCAACCAGCCCGTCAAAAGGATCCTGGTGGGCAATCAGAAGGGCGGCGTCGGCAAGACGTTCGTCGCCTCCGGCCTCGCCCAGGCCATGGCGGAGATGGGGCTGCGGGTCCTCCTGGTCGACTACGACCCGCAGGCCCACCTCACCAGCCGCATGCAGATCCCCGGCCTGCCCGACGGTGCGGACAGTCTCCTCACGCACATGCTCGGCGAGGGCAAGAAGCACCTCGTCCGCTCTCTGGTCTCCCTCCCCCACGAGCGGTTCGGCGGACGTCTGCACGTCCTCCCGGCGAGCAAGGACGCGTTCCTCATGGACGCCAAGCTGGCCCTGCTACAGGTCGGCCGCGACATCTGCCTGGCCGGTGCGCTGGCGCCGCTCGAGGTCTCCTACGACGTCATCATCCTGGACGGGCCGCCGAACCTCGGTCTGGCCATAGACCTCGCCATCAACTACGTGCAGCGCCGCCCCGGCGAGCTGATCGACCACTCCGGGATCCTGATGCCGGTCTGGTCGGACCGCTCGTCGTTCGACGCGTACGGGATGCTCAACGAGCAGATCAATGCGCACACCCGGATGACCGGTTCGGTCGTCGACCAGCTCGGGTTCGTCGTCAATGCCTACGACTCCCGCAAGGGTGTCGTCACCCGCAGCTTCTACGACGGCTGGAACGAGCTGACCACGCCCGGTGTGCTGGCCACGCTGAAGGATGCCATCGAGGGCCGGGAGGCCTCCGACTATCAGGTGCCGCTGCTGGAGCACGCGCCCGAGTCGGGTCAGGCGGAGGTCATGCGGTCGCTGGCGAAGGAGCTCGCCGCGTGAGCTCGAAGAAGGCGCCCCCGGTCATTCCGGTGGTCGGCGGCGACAGCACGGATACCGCCCGTGAGGACGAGTTGCGGCAGTGGGAGGAGCAGCAGGCGCGGGCGCGGGCGGAGAAGGAGACCGCGGCGGCGCCCGTGGTCCCGGCTGCCGCGCCCGTGCCGGAGCAGGCCGCCCCCACGGCGACGACGGCCGAGCCGTCCGCTCCGGCGCCCGCACTCCCCGAACCCGCGGCGCCGGCTGCCTCCGGGTACCTGCCGATGCCGGAGTTCACCGAACCGGACAGCGAAGACCCGCAGGAGCGCCTCGAGTTCTACTCCCGCGGCGTCCTTGCCGTGCAGTACGCGGCCCGCTCCAACCATGAGCGGGCCGAGCAGCAGCGCCTCATCGGGCTCGGTCTGCGACTGCGGGCCATGAACAAGGAGGAGCTACACCTGGAGGCCGGGTTCGACACGTTCGGCGAGTTGACCGAGGCCCGCTTCGGAATCAAGAAGCATCAGGCCAACAACATCATCCGCGTGCTGGGGGTGGCGCAGGCGCTCGAGGACATCACCACCCAGGAACTCAAGGAGCGTCCGCTGCGGGTCCTGGTGCCGATACTGAACACGCACGGCGCGGACGCGGTGCGCAACACGTGGCTGGAGGCGTCCCGGCACGGCAACGTCACGGACACCGCGCTGAAGGATGCCGCGAACTTCCTCGGGGTGGGTGCGCCGGTCGATGCGACGCCGGCCGCCGAGAAGAGGGCGCCGTCGAAGACGGTGGCGAAGCCGAGCGAGTCGCTGCAGGCGGTGGAGCGTATCCGGTCGCTGGCTGCGCAGGATCCGGCGAAGGCGCGCCGTGAGGCCGAGCAGCTCGAGAGCGCGGTACGGGAACTCCTCGAGGAGTTGTCCGGCAGCGTGCAGTAGTCGCGGGGGGGGTGGTGACCAATGGTCACCACCTTGTCGTCAGTCTGACCCGAAGGTGGTGACCAAATGGTCACCACCTTCAGTCGTCTCCGTCGTCGTCCTCGTCGTCCTCGTCGTCGGGTTGCGCGTATGTCTGCCCGTCCTCGTAGGCGGCTTCCTGGAACAGGCCTTGCCAGCGGACGCGCGGTAGTTCGGGGCGTGGGCCGCGGGTGGTGACGGGGCGTTGGGTGGGCATCGGGGGTGCGCTCATCGTCGGGTCCAGTTCGTCAGGCCGCGGGGGCGTACAGGCGGCGGAGGGTGCGGATGTGGTGGTCGAGCCAGGCCCGTTCCTCGTCGGCCTGGGCGCGGTGCCAGCGTTCCCGTTCCTCGTCGGTGAGGAGGCGGGGGTCGGTGGTGAGGTCCTCGAGCACGGGCGGCTCCGATCGGTTGGCGCGGTGATCGTGGATCACAGTGCCGCAGATTCCGGGAGTCGTTCCCTCCGCTCCGGGGCCGCCAAGTTTCACGGTCGTAAAACAGCGTGGACGGGAATCCCGGCCTTCCGGGCGCGGCGCATGCAGTCCGCAGTCCCGCTCGAACCCGCACGCTGGAATGCGGCGCACACGTCGGCGCCGAGGTCGACCATGAGCTGGTTGCGGCGGTGCCCGGCGAACGGACAGAACTCGATACCGCGGCGGTTCCGGCGCCGGTGCCCCGGCGGGCAGTTGGCATCGCACGGGTCATCCCAGTCCGCGGCGTGCTCCTCTACGGGCACCTGGTGCTCGAGCGCCCACTGGCCGGCCATCTGGTCGGCGCCCTCGGCGGTGCCGTGGACGATGACGATGCCGTCGTGGCCGTCCTGGAGGGCGTCGTGCCACAGGTCCGCGAGGGTCTGCCGGAGGGCGGCCTCGTCGGGCCACGCGCGTGATCCGGTGATCAGGATGCGGGCCGTGGTCACTCGGGCACGCCCTGAGCGAAGTACGGCAGTTCGCTCTCCCACAGGCCGTCGGCACGGCGTACGAGGTGACCGAACGACACGTCGTTGAACAGGATCTCGGAGAGCTCACCGGGCTCAAGTGGCGGTTCGCCCTTGCTCGAGTACTCGATCTCGTGCCACTCGCGGACGTCGTCCACGGTGATCTTCCAGGTCTGCCCGCCGGCACCCCTCATGGTGAGCACGCCCTCGGCGAAGATGCTGTCGCGTGCGGCACGGGCTCCGGCAGGACTGACGACGAGTCGCAAGGGCTTTGGGGCGGTCTTCTTCGGCACGGGGTCTCCTGTCAGAAGGCGGGGGTGAGTGGGGTGTCGCGGGCAGCGATGGCTTCCAGGGCGAGGGCCTGGTCGACGATCCGGTTGCTGTAGATGCGGCGGGTCTCGCGCTCGCCGAGTCCTTCGATGGCGAAGCGGATCAGGGCGGGGTTCTGCATGGCGGCGCAGCGCAGGTCGATGATCTCGTCCCGGGTGAGGTCTTCGGGCCGGAGTTCGGGCTGCTCGTCGGCGGCCGGGGTGGTCTCGATGGCGGGGGCCTGCCGCTGCTGCTGGATGGTGGCGACGGCCTCGGCCATGGCCTGCCGCGCCTCCGGGCTCTGCGGGCCGCTGCTGTAGACCTCGGCGTCCTCGGCGTGGCGGGCGCGTTCGGCGGCCCGGGAGTCCTGCCACTCCTCGACCATGGCGCGCCGCTGGGCCGGGGTCGCCGTGCGCAGGGCCTTCGGAGACAGCCGGTAGGCGAGCACCCCGGACGGGCGGCGGACATCGGCAGCAGGGCCACGGGAGAGCTCAGCGGCAGCCCACACCTCGAGCGCGGTCCAGCCGGCGTCGGCGAAGTCCCGCACGATCCATGCGATCCGTGCACGGGAGGCCTTGGCGAGCCACGGCACCGTGGCGATGAGTTCGGCGGCGAGCTGGTAGCGGCGGCCGATCTTGTTGAGCTTTCGGGGGCCGCGGTTCTTCTGCTGCTTGGGGGTGGGGGAGGTCTTCTTCCCGCTTGCGAGCTTGCTCTCAGAGGGGGGGATAGAACTAGCTGCAGGAGAGGACGCTGAAGTACCACCCTCCATTGGGGTGCAACGAGACCCCGCCGAAAACGCGGTTTTGGAGCGGCGGCGGCGTACCTTCCGGGCGGCCTTCTTCGCGAGCTTCCCGAGGAGCTTCCGGGTCTCCTGGGCGGCACCGACCGGGCGGCGCGTTGCACCCTCGCCGACGGTACGGATACCGAGCGCCTTGTCGAATGCGGCGGGGATGGTCCGCTCGAACTCGGAAGCGCGGCCGCCGACTCCGGAGATGCGGGTGCCCTTGGAGCGGTACACGAGGAGCCCGGCCTCCCGCAGCATCCCGAGGTGGTACTGCACGGTGCGCTCGGCGACCTTCAGTTTGCGGGCGAGGTAGTCGACGGAGGGGCGGCACTCCGTCAGTCCGGCGATCTCCTGGGCGATCTGAAGGGTCGTCGGCCCGAACTTCGGCCCGTGCGTCCGTGCGGGCTTGTAGAGGCCCTTGTGGGCGAGGCCGGCGACCCAGTGGACGGCGGTCATCCAGGAGTGGGCGCAGGTGGCGATGCGGCCGGTCGTGGCGTGCAGCCACTGGCTAGCTGCGATCACCGTGGGGAGCGCGCCACGACCGTGCCGATCACTGTATTCGTTCGGGCGTTCGAATTCGGTGACGGAGGTGCGTGTTCCGTGGGTGGGTTCGGTGCCGTCAACGTCACCCGCGTGGGCGGAGATTCGGGATGTTTCGGGCGCTGCGGGGTGCTCGACCTGACAAGAGGGGGTGCGGTGCTGCACTATGTACCTGCCGTCCTCCGGACATGAAAAAGCCCGGTCGGTGGTGAATGTGGTTCCGTCCAGAACCTGAAGTTCGCTCGAATCGACCGGCTGCCAACCGGAAGAGACGGGCCTTAGCTCGAAGCAGCCACTTCGAGCCGTGGAAGTCGGCCGTGGATCGGTGAGCCAACACCGAACAAGCGGCCAGCGGTTGAGGATGAGAGCTCCCTGCCAAGGGGCACCCAAGACCTCCCGCTCAGGAAGTCACTACGTCATCTCTGATCTCCCTTAATGGGTGAGGTCTGCCCTACGCGGATAACGCGCGGGTGGTCTATGTCGGCACGGCGCTCCAACTCCTGCTGCCATGCCTCGTCAGTGGTACGGCGAGCGATCTCGCGCTCGACCGCCGCCAGTTCGGCCGCGTCGGCTGCTGCCTCCCGGCGCCTGTCGGCGGCCGTCTGTAGCCCGACCATGCGGTCGTGTGCCGCCAGCAGGTCGGCGGGGAGGGGGACGGCCTTGTAGTGCCGGCGGATCCGGCCCAGTTCCCAGCAGACGGTGCCCCATTGCTGCTTGCGGCGCGCCCGGTCTACGTCGCGGCGCATCTCCTCAAGGGCGCCGAGGTTGCACGCGTCCTCATACGCCTGGCCATCGAGGGCGACGAACCACTTGATGCGGGCACGGGACTTCGGAGGCCGGTCGGGAAGCAGGGCGCGAAGCCGCTCGATCTCCGGGGCGAGGAGCGCCCGGATCTGTACGGCGGCCGGGGCGGCGAGGTCTTCGAACTCCTGGTCCTCGGCGAGGGACGACCACACCGTGTCGGGCTGGAGTCGGTCCAGGCGCTCGTACTTCGTGCAGAAGGTGCGTACGGCGCGCTCGGCGTCCGCCTGCCACTCCTCGCGGGAGGGCCAGGCGCGGGCGCTCATCGCTCAACTCCCGCATTGAGCAGGACCTGGTAGCGCATCTCAGCCTCGGGCGAGCGATCAAACAACCAGCCCTCGCCGTGCTGGTCGCAGTACTTCGAGTCGTCTTCGCTTCCGGGGCCGAGGAGGCAGTTGCCGTGCTCGTCGACGCGGGGGCAGCAGCCGCAGGTGGCCTCGCAGCAGTCGGTCTCGCCGTACGGGTCCTCGGGCCCAGGCTTCTCACAGTCGGCACAGCGGTCGCCGGTGCAGTACGGCACGGTCTCCACGGAGACGGCGACAACGCCGTCCTGGCCGCTCACGCGACGGTGCGGGTAGTGGTGACAGGGCCCGTGCCGAGCGACGCCGGTGTGATGTTCACGGCGGTGGCTGGGGTTCCACTGTCTGATCGCCCGGTTGTCCGGGTACTCTCGTGCATGTTGGCACCTTCTACTCGATGACGTGCCGACGGGTCGACACCTTCTTCTGACCGAGAGGGCTCGACCACGCCCCCGCTCCCAGGTATCCGGCAAGAGCCTGGGAATCCAGCGGGGGCTTCAATCTGCCCTCGTGCACCAGCCATCTGACGAGACGTCTGGCGCATACCGCAGTCTATCGGTTCACACTGACAATGTGCCCCCGGCTTCCCCTTCGTGTCGCAGTTCCCGCGCGGCACCCTTGACTCACGCATCGTCGTGCCCCCGACCACCCGACTCGGCGTCAGCCGGGTGCGCAGGGACGGTCATTGCCAAGGACCGGCGCACCATGCCCGCCATCGCCGCATAGCCGGCCGCGTCCAACACCCCGCGGATTTCCTCGATCCCGGCGCGATAGCGGTCCGGGTTCTTCATCATCCGCTCCAGGTGGACGCCGACCACGAGCGCCCGGTCCCACACCGCCTGGATCAGTGCCGGGTCCGCGTCCGGCCATGCCGGGAACAGATCCCGCGGCAGCTTGACCGGCGAGCCGACCGAGGCGACCTGCGCGGCAGCAGACAGGCCCGCCAGATACTGGCCCGCCAGCGTCGCCCGGCCGCCGAACGTCGTGTCCCGCTGCACGAGTGCGAACTGGGCGTCGTCCACGCCCTCGCTGGTGGCTGCGGACTCGATCGGGGCGTTGGGGTGAGTGGTCATGCGGCAGCCTCCAGGCGCTTAGCAGGGATCAGGGTGTGCACGGTCGCCTCCGGAGAGTCGAGGAGTTCGGCGAGCTCGGCGTCCAGGTCGAGTTGGCCGGGGATCGCCAACGGCAGCGGCTCCGAAGCAGCCGGCCGCACAGGGGGCTCCGGGCGCGTACGGCGCTGCTCCACATCGACATCGACGACGAGCTGCCCGGCGATCGCCGTGAACTTCGTACGGGACGGACGCCGCCCGACGGTGCGCCGCGGCCCCGAAACGGTCTCCTCGCGGGCCTTCATCGACGTGACGACCGCGGGCACCGACCCGTCGTCCTCACGCACCCACGCCGCATCGATCAGACCGCGCGCCTGTGCAGCCTCGAGGAGCTGCATCCGCGTCGCGTCCTTCGACAACCCCAGCAGGTTCGCCAGATGCGAGCGCTGCCAGTTCGCCGTCCGAATGTTCATCAACGCGACCTGCGCGATCTCACGGGCATCCCACCGCAACGCGAGCGCCTTCAGGATCGCCTTCTTCTGCTCGGTCGCGAACCGGTCGTCCGGTGCAGCCTCCGGCACCATCCCCGACCGGGCCTCGACCAGCCTCCGCGTCCGCGCCTGCCACCGCTCACCGCCGAGCACGGCGAACTCCTCGACCAGCTTCCCGTCCGGGCCAAGAGTGTTGGCGTACGTGTGGCAGGCCACCATCACCGGGCACTCCACGCACACGCCGATCGCAGCCGTCTCCCGGGCGATCCGTACGTCCCGGTCCTCCCCGCCGTCGACGTCCGGCGCCTGCCACGAGGTAACCGGGACGCGCACACGCCGGCCGTCGTCCAATTCGTGGCTGCCCGCCGCCAGGTGTGGCGCGTCAGGGTCGGGCGCGCAGCCCCTGTACTTGAAGCGAGGGTCTTCGGTGAATGCGTTGTACGCGGCATGCGACGACAGCGCGGTTCGGTTCGGGCTCATCAGTGGCCCCCTTCCTTCGGGTTGGGTCGGCTTGTAGACGGGGACGGCTCGGGCGCGGGGTCGGAGAGAACGGCGACGGCGGCCGCCAACTTCGACAGCCGCCGCTCCAACCCCTCCGCCACCACCTGCTGGTCGGCGTGCACCACGTGGTCGACGAGCCGGGACCCGGCCCGCTCCGCCGTCAACTCGCGCTCCGCACGCTTGAGACGCTGCTCGCGGCGCACCGCCAGGACAGCAGCCACACCCGCGGCGAGGACCGCGAGGCCGGCACGTATTCGGTGGGACACGGGTCCTCACCTCCGTTCTGTCAGGGGAAGGGATAGGGGTCTCACTGCTGGGCGTTGCCGAGCCGCAGCCACTCCGCGACGAGGATCTGCTCGGTCGCCTTCAGTACGGCTTTGTCCTGCAGCTCCCGCTCACGGGCCCGCATCAGCTCGATGGCGTGCTCAAGGCTGTCCGCATACACCTCGGTCGACAGCACCCCGCGGGCACGGGCCCGGCGCCGGCGGCGGCACTCGATCGCTCCGGCCACCCCCGTTCCGGCCAGGACGACGACGGGGGCGAGGGTGAGCAGCAGGGTGTCGATGGTGTTCGCGTCCACAACGGACCTCATTTCGGCAAGGCGGTAGCCAGGGTTGGCTGTTGAGGTGGGGTGAAACCAGGTCCGGTGGGGCGGACGGGCGGGGCATCCAGACGACCCCGCCAAGGGGTGTTACGCGGCGGCCGTCAGGTCGGCCGCGGGGGCGTGGCGCTCGAGCTCCTCGCCGGTGATGGCCTCCACGAGCGCGCACACCAGGATCTCGGCGGCGTTCGGCGTGACGGCGTTGCCGTACTGGCGGACCTTCTCGCGCTTGCTGCCGAGCACGATGTACTCGTCGGCGAACGACATGGCCCGCCCGATCTCGTGCGGCTCCAGCATTCGGAACAACACGTCGTCGATGTCGACGTCGCCCTTCACCAGCGCGTACCGGTCCCGCGTCGTCAGCGCGCCGATCGGCTGCCGGACACTGCGCGCGGTCCCGTTCCCGTAGTACGGGATCAGCAGGTGCTCCTGCACTCCCGCAGGGGCGACGAGCCCGTGATGGTTACCGGACGCGGTCACCGTCGCCAGAGCATCAGTCACCGGCCGGGCCACGCTTCCGCCGCCGCGCAGCTCCGCGATGAACGGCAGCCACGCCAGCCCGGTCTCGTTCCGAGCGGTCTGCGTGCGCAGCGGCAGATGCGCCGAGCCGGCCTCCTTCCCGTCCCGGCCCTCCACCGGAATCATCAGCGGCGGAACCGCCAGCGCATCGTTCTCCCGCGTCGTCCGCGTCGGCATCGGCTCCCACATCGGCGACGCCGCATCCCGCCACGTGCCCCCGGCGGGCACCATCACCGGCTGAGAGAACTTCTCCAGCCCGGCACGGATCCGCGCCAACGTCTTCGCCGCCAACGGCCGGGCCCGGTCCCCGATCCGCTGACCCGGTATCGACCAGTCGATCGCCGCGAGCGCGGGCAGCGCCTCCGGCTCCACCACCTGGCTCCGGCACGACGTACGCGGGCACCGGTACACGTAGTGCTGCCGGTATCGGCCCATGTCCCGGCCCGGGTTCTTGAACACCTGCACCGCCTGCACCGTCTCGTCGCACACCGGGCACCAGGCCTTCGGCCGCAGCCACTTGTCCCAGTCCGGCGTCCGCCCCAGGCTCTCGTGCCAGTACGCCACGTACAGGCGGTCCCGGGACTGCGGTGCCGCGTGCACACTCCGCGGGTTCGCATGCATCGAGTTCAGGGCGATCAGCCGGGTCCGGTACCCCATCTTGTGGAGCTCACCGATCCACCGGTCCCACTCATCCCACTGCCGCACGTCCACGACGTTCTCCACGACGCCGGCCTTCACCAGCCCGCCCCGCTCGATCACGCCGCGCAGGTACAGCGGCACCTCCTCCATCAGCGCCCGCGACTCCTCCTCCGACGTCGGCTCCTCCGGGTCCTCGTCGGCACCGACGTTGCGGAACTTCGACGCCTCGATCTCCGCGTACAGCTCCAGGAGATCGCCCTGCATCGCCTTGTCGAAGTCGCGCTGCTTCCCCTTGGCGATCGACCAGTTCGTGCACTCCGGCGACGCCCAGAAGATGTCGGTGACGGGCCACGCCCACACCGGCGCCTGCCGGATGTCGCCGCGGTAGTGGGAGGCGTCTGGGAAGTTCGCCTCGTGGGACTCGATGGCCCGCTCCCAATGGTTCGCCGCGCGCTCCACCCGCAGGTTCGGGACGGAGTGCATGCCCTGGCTCGAGCCCCCGGCGCCACAAAACCAGTCCATAACCGACAAAGCGTTGCCGTCGTTTCGGTACCCCATCAGTTGTCCCCCTTGGAGGTCTTGATTGCGCGTCGTGCACGGTCTCGTTGGCGGCTGCACGCGCGGCAGTGGCGGCGGCCGTTGTGCAGGTAGGTGTTCTCGTCGTCGTAGGGGTGACCTTGTGGGCAGTGCGTCCGGTCGGACTGGGCTCCCTGGAAGGGCAGACCGGCCTTCTCCGTGTGGCGTCGTCGCTGGGCTTCGCGCTCGCAGACTGCGCAGTACCGGGATCCGTTCGGCCGGGAGCGGACGTTCTTCGGGTCGGTCCAGTCGTGGCCGGCGCGGCGGCAAGAGGTCTGCCTGGCGCGAATACGGCGCTGGTTCTCCGCGTGGGTCACAACTTCGACGTGCGCCGGATTCACACAAGGCGGGTTCACGCACAGGTGGTCCAGCTCAAGGCCCTCCGGTATGGGGCTGACGAGTGCCTCGTAGGCGGCTCGATGCGCGCAACGGTCACGTCCGTCGACATGTACGTAGCCGTAGTTGGCGCTGTTCCTCCAGCCCTGCCATTCCCAGCAGTCCGTAGAGGTGACGACCACTCGCGTCCGGATCCGCACCGGCAGTTGCTCTACCGTGAGCGCGTTGTCGTCGCTGCGGTATCCCATCAGGCGGCGCTCCTCGCGTCGGCGGCCTTCAACTCGTTCAGCCGGGCCTCAAGGAGCTCGTCGAACGTGCTCCACGACTTGTCCGGGCCCTGCACGCTCCGATCCGATACCCCGCCCTTCTTACCCGCCAGGCGGATCTGCAGCAGCGCGTCCGGGTTGGCCCACACGTTCGGGTCCTGGCACTGCCCGAGCAGCCGCTGCAACGGGTCGTCACCGCCGGTACCGGTGTCCTGCGAGCGGCCCGGCTCCGGCGACGCATGCTCCTCCGGGACGGCCGTGCTGTGCTCCGCCGCCGCGGTGCCGCTACCCGTCTCGGCAGCGACCTGCGCCGCCACCGCCGGAGCCTCCACCGCCTGCCGCTGCTCCCTCTCCGCCGCGACCGCCTTCAACTCCGTGCCACGGCCCACGATCAACTCACCCAGCGTCGTCGGCCCGTTCGGACCCTGCACCGAAGCACCGAGCAGCCCGTCGCCCTTCGCCTCCGCATGCATCACCTGCAACGCCGCCACGTTGTTCCACACCGCCGGCTTCCGCAGCCGCGACAGATAACCGTCCGCAGGCGACGTCTGCCCCACCGGGTGATCGCGGTCCCCGTCGTCCAACGACCCCTCATCCACCGGGATCATGAACGTGTGGATCAGCGCGTACTTCAGCGCCGCCGACATCGCCTTGTTCGACGCCTTGTCCGCCGTGTCCGACGCCTCGCCCATCGTGATCGCGGTGACCTTGTCACCCGCCGGGCCATAGAAGTGGAAAGCGACCCGCATCCGGATCGCGTTCATCTTCCCGCGGACCTCGGTCTCACTGTCCAGGACCTCCGGCGTCATGAACACGCCGTGGTCGCGCAGCGGTTGGGCGAGCGCACCGATGGCGCCGTCGACGCCGCGGAACTTGTACTTCTGGTGGTCGTTGAAGCCCTCCTTGCCGAGGTTGCGGACGTCCCGCATGACCAGCGCCATGAGCTGGTAGATGGTCGGCTGGTCGGGGTTCGGGGTGTGCGAGGTCAGACCCTCCGCGGTCGTGCCCGATGCGGGGGCCTCAATGGCAGTCGCCATGAGGTGGTTTCTCCTTGTGTTCTACGGTGCGGGGCGGCCCACGATCCCGGGCCGGCATCCCGCCCCGGATCAGTCGTCTGTCGGTACGTCGTGCAGGTCGAACTCACTGACCAGCCACGACTGGATCACCCACGCCACCTTCAACTGGTAGCCCAGGCGCTCACTGTCAGCAGCAGCCTTCACCGCCGCCCGGTCCACCAGCGAACCAGGCACCCGCAGGCTCATGTTGACCTTCTTCACGCCGCGGGTACGGGTGGGCCGCTCCGGCTCCCACTCGCCCTTCACGAACCGGTCCAGGCCGTCCGTGGCGACCGCGCCGAGCGTCGTGTCCGTACGCTCCGCCGCCGCCTTCAACGCGTCCCGCAAAGCGGGGGTGACGTAGATGCCCATCGTGCGCGCCAGGTCCGTACCGTCCTCGGTGGGCTCGCTGTCGCGCAGCACCACCCAGCCGCGGGGGGCGAGCAGCGCCCGGATCGCGGAGTCGTCGTGTCCGTGCTCGGCGAGCTGGCGGGCGGAGACTTCCAGACGGGCTCGGATGTCGCGGGGCACGCGAGGTCCTTTCGGCGGGCGCCGCCTGGACCGGGGCGCGGCCGGCGGGCGCGAGGGGGTGTTGGCCACGCCAGTGTCCTCCATTTCTCTTTGCGCCGCCATGAGCAGCGGCGTCGGTGGGTGATGCCCCAACCGTACCCGCTAAGTCATTGCGACGCAATGAATAACTGGGTAGAGTGGCAACCACACCAACCAGCAAGCGGGGGACCGGACATGAAGAACAGCCGCAGCAGCCGCATCCGAGCCGCACTCACCAACACCGCCCTCGCCGCGCTCGCACTCGGGACCCGCGCCTACTACCGCCACCTCCTCAACCAGGCCGCCACCACCGCCGGACAGGTCGTCATCGGCTACACCAAGGAGAACGGCGAGCACAGCCAACGCCTCATCCGCCCCGAGGAAGTCCGCCGATCCAAGGCCGGCGACTACTACGTCCGCGCCTTCGACGCCCTCCGCGACGCCAACCGGTCCTTCCGCCTCGACCGCATCACCACCCTGGAGACGGCCTGACGGGCAACAGGCGAGCCCACCGCACGACATCATCAAATCCCAGACCGAGACGAGGGGCCCATGAACGAGCTGATGCTGCAGGACCTGGCAACCACGTCCGTCACGCAGCGGACGAGTCACTGCATCCACATTGCCTTCCCCAACGGATATGGCGCATCAGTCATCAACGACGGGTACGGATCCGAAGACGGCCTGTACGAACTGGCCGTGCTCGACTCGAAGGGGCACGTTACCTACGAGAGCCCCATCACCGGCTACGTGCTTGGCCATCTGACGCAATCCGCCCTGCTGGATGCCCTCAAGCGCGTCGCGGAGCTGCCCGCAGTCCCCACCGGGGATGCCTGAAACACCGAAGGCCACCTCCTGAACCGGGGGGTGGCCTTTGATCACTCTGATCGCGCACGCGAAGAGTAGCCCAGACCCACACCACGGCGGAAGCCCTTCACCCGGATCACGCGAGAATCGATGCCATGGACCGTCAGGAAGCCCTGCCAGACGCCCCCGTGACGCGGCGTGAACGCGTCTTCTGCACCGGCATCCGATCCGACGGCCGACGCTGCGGCCAGGAACTCTTCGACAAAGTCTCCCGCGCCCGCCAACGGGGAGATGAGTGCGACCCCGAGACCCGCGCCGGCCACGAACGGCGTGACGCCGACCAAGACCCCATCCCCGGACTCTGACAAGGACTCTTCCGTGACCACCACGAGCATCGCCAGTACGACCACTACCGTTCACGTCGCCGTATCCGACGCGCCGCCCCTGAAGGTGAGCTTCGTCTACCACGACGTCACCGAGCTCGTCCTTACCTACACCGGTAACAGGCTGACCGAACTGCGGGTCCTGGGTGTCGAGGAGGACACCGGCGTCGCCGAGTGGCTGGAGACGGACCTGAACGCCTACGAGGCCGTGCAGCCGTGGATCCGCGGCGAGGTGGAGAAGCACCGGCCGTCCACACGGGCGCGAGCCCGCCAGCAGAGCGTTCTCGACCGGGCGGCAGAAGCCATCGACGGTGAAGCGTGGCCGCACGAGAAGCCCGAGCGGGAGAACCAGGAGCTGTACCGCCTGGCCGACAAGGTCCGTGCGCTTCCGATCTCCGACATCGACGGCTGACGCGGCTTCGCCCAGATCGATTCTGCGGGCGCCGCGCCGGGGGATACCGCTCCAGCGAACCCGCCCGATCCGTCATACGGTGCTTGCAGGATCAGGGGAAACCCGCAGACCAGCCACCCCGCCACAAGATCGAAGACCCTACAAAACTTCGATCACCACCACCCTCTCAACTGCCCTGCGCGCGACCCCATCCCGCACCGCGCCGCTTTGGGTGACCACACGCCGGTTACGGTGTACGCCCCTTGAAGTTTTGTAGGGCCAAGATCATGCGGGCATGATGGTGGTCATGGATGCCGAAACCCTGCTCGAGCAGTGGCTCACCACGTCCACGCTGCGGCCCTCCACCCAGGCCGAATACCAGCGCGAGCTCGCAGGCCCCAAAGGCTTCCTCACCTGGTGCGCCGCCCAGCACCCCCCGATCGACGCGCTCGCCGCACGCCCCATAGACGTCGCCACCTGGGCCCACGACCTCTTCCTGCGCGACGACCTCGCAGGCCGCCCCTTCGACGGACCCGACGCGCTGGCCTGGCTCGCCGCACAGCATCCCGACACCGCCCGCAGCCACGACCGCCGCATCAGCGCCCTCACCATGTACTACAAGGCCGCCACCGACCGCGGCGTCATCACCATCCCACCGAACCTCGCCGCCCTGCGCTCCGGCGTCCTCCGCCCCGCCGGCGCCAAGAACAAACTCGACCGCGGCGAGCGCGCCGCCCTGTTCATGGCCATCGGCTCCTGGAGCCCCGCCAACTCCCGGCACTGGCAGCGCGACCGCCTGTGCGTGATGCTCCTCCTCGAAGGCCTGCGCCCCGCCCAAGTCGTCCGCGTCGACCGCCGCCACCTCTACCCCCAACCCGATGGCACCACCGAAGTCCGCGCCCCCGACTACGACTTCGAAGCCCTCGGCAAACCCTTCACCCTCGACCCCATCACCGGCGCCGCCCTCAACCTCTACTTGGCCGTACGCCCCGAACCCGGACCCGACGTCCACACCCTCCTGCTCTCCGACCGCGGCGGGCCCCTCCACACGCGCTGGCCCAACGAACTCGTCGGAAACATGACCGCCGGCGACCCGGCCCTTGCGAACGTCACCGCCGACGCCATCGCCCACACGGGGCTGTGGGACACGCCCGACGAACCGCCCCCGACTCCCCAGCCGTAGGGGGTGTTCAGCCCGGGGCCGCGCTACCGTCGGCCGTGCTGAAGTTGCGCCCCGGTGGGTCCGGCTCCAGGTCGTTGTGGCCCTCCCGGGGTGGTGCCCGCAGGGCCACAACGCGCACCGGCGAACAGCGCCCGTACCGGACTGTGGGACTCCCCGGAAGGCGGCTAGCATGCCGGCCACGCCTACCGAAGGACTCGCCATGCCGCACACCGAGATCACCGAGCAGGACCCGCCGGAGCCCCAACCCGCCGTGGATCCCGGCCTGCAGAAGATGGTGGTGATGTTCGGTATGGCCCTCTTCAGCACGGTGGTCTGCACCGCCCTGTACGGGCCCGACAAGAACAGCGAGCGGGCGTTCCGGCTGCTGCCGTGGTTGAGGCGGAAGCCGGAGGCCGAGGACGACGAGCAGCCCGCCGTGCGGGCCAAGCGCCGCTGAGCCGCCTCAGACGAACTTGTCGACGAGGTGGTCGTACACCTTCACCGCGGCCGCCGCGTGTGCCGCCTTCCGGGCGGTGGAGTCGCGCCGGCGGACGTAGCGCAGCGTCGTCTCGATCGCGGCGTGGTCGGCGTATTCCTGGATCTCCTCCATCGGCACCTTCGCGTCGTGCATGTGGGTGAGCTTGGAGGCGCGCAGCACGTGCGGAGTGAGGTCGCGGCCGGTCAGGACGCCGGCCTTCTTGCCGAGCCGGGTCAGCAGGTAGTCGACGTCGTGACGGGACATCGGCTTGTCGTCGTCGGTGAGCAGCAGTTCTCCGTCGGTGCGGCCGGCGGTGGCGACGTCGACGAGCTGGGCGAGACGCTCCGGGAGGGTCCACACGCGGCCCTTGCCGCCCTTACGCCGGAGGTCCAAGAGGCGTACGCCGTCATAGGACTTGAGGTGGGCGAGGGTGGCGGTGCAGCACTCGGAGACGCGGCCGGCGAGCGTGTAGATGAGCACGGGCACGAGGGCCTGGCGGGCGGTGTCGGCGGCCTCGATGACGCGCTGCAGCTCGTCGACTTCGAGGATCGGTGTGGCGGTGGTTTCGTCGCGGGGGTCGACCTTGGGCCGGTCGTGCTTGGTGACCGGGGAGGCGATCGTGTGGTCCTTCGTCTTCCACTTGGCGTACTCGGACAGCGCGGTGAGGACCGACAGGCGCCGGTTGATGGAGCGCGGTGCGGCGCCCTTGGCCTTCTGCACCTTCGTCCAGGTCTCGATGATGCCGGGGGTGATGGCGCCGATGAAGAAGCGGTCGTGGCCGCCCAACTCGCGTGCCACGCCTGCCCAGAGGCGGATGTCGTCGGCGTAGCCCTGCTTGCTGGTGGTGGCGGGGACGGCTTCGGAGCCGAGCCAGGAGGTGACGAGGAGGAAGGTGTCGCGGTCGCAGAGTTCGGCGAGGAGTTCGAGGCGCCAGCGTCGTTCGCCGAGGCGGCGGGTGCGGGGGTCGCGGGGTGCGACGGTGCCGAGGGTGTCGCGGAGGTAGTAGAAGGCTTCCTCGGCGGCGCCGGGGGTGGTGAGTTCGGCGCGGGGTCTCGCGGCCAGGTCGTGCTCGGTCATGCGTCGGCCGCCTGCTCGCGGTAGATGCGCTCCGCCTCGTCGTCAAGCCAGGCCGTGTCGTGGTCGATGCACTCGCCGTACTGCTCGCACACCTCGCATCCTTCTGCATCGGCGCGGATCTCGGCCAGGGGCTTGGGCTCAGTCACGACTGCTCGGGATCGATGAGGTTGATGGCGTCGTGCACCTTGTCCCAGGCATTCCCGGCGAGGGCGCCCTGGTTCTCTTGCGCCCATGCGCGCTGCCGGTCGGCCAGTTCGTGGGCGAAGGCGTTGAGGTTGGCGTCGATGACCCACTCCTCGCCGGGCTTGAGCATGCCTCGTGAGCGGAGGACGCCGATGAAGCGATCGCGGGCGCTCTGTTGCTGCGGCTCCGTTGTCATGATCCCATCCTAGTTGTTCTTAACCCACGTTAAGCGGAATCCTCAGAGCGATCCTGCGGGGTGGGCTGCTCCTGGGTGTCGCACGGTCGGCACGTGGGGTGGATGCAGCCGGGACACGACGTGCCATCGCACGGACAGTCCTCGGGGCAGCATCTCCGCGTCACCTTCCGGCGCGGCGCGGTGCCGTCCTGAAGGCGCTGCCGGAGTACGGCGCAGGCCTCGGCGCTCGGCGGCGTGTTGATCGCGCGCTCGTAGGCGTTGGCGCCCGCGCGTTCCTCGATCGCCTCATGTGCCGCCTCGGGAGTCGGACACTCGACCAGGGAGCAGGTGATGTAGCCGCCGTCGCCGAGGAAGAGCGTGCCAGAGCTTCCGCATGCCGGGCAACGCGCTTGTACGGACGGGAAGTTGTCGCTCATGCGTCCATCGTCTCGCGTGGCCCGCCGGACGTTCCCCGTTCCACCGGCCGACGTGTCACTGAGCGGGGTACAGGACATCGAAGACCGGCGGCTCCCATAGGCCGAAGGTCGACACGTCACCTTCGGTGAAGTCCGCCGCGCCACGAACGGCCACTCCGCCCACCCGAAGGCTCCGGAAGCTGATCCCCGCCGTATCTATGCCCGCCCCCTTGGCCCGACTCCGCACGACGACATCAATCCCACACGTCGTCAGTGCCTTTCCTGCGATGTGCCCCCAACGGTCGATCTGACGAAACAGAGGGCCTTCGGGTTCTCCGAGTCCGCCCAGAGTCCTCAACCACCCGCCGGTGAACCTCAGTACGCTGGTTGCCTTGTCGCCGCTGTCCCAGACAAAGACGCTGGTGCGCGCTTCAGGCAGCTGGACACGGACACCGTTCTCCATCAGACGAACCGCGTCGGCCGTGGAACGCGACAGTTCCCCGGCCCGGTTTGCTGTCCCCCACGCCAACGTGAGCAGGCAACCATCACGCAAGCCAGCAGGATCGTCGCCGCAAGTGGCAAGCATCGCCCGGAGGTCAGCCTCGTCGAAGGGCACCGTCTTCTGGCCGCGCCGTACGGGAGACGACTCCCATTCCATCTTCCAGCGCGTGCACATCTCACGCGGCAACGTGGTCTCGAACCAGTGCCCGTGGGGCTGCCAAGTTCGTATCGCAGACCATGCGAACTCCACCGTATTGGGAGACACCTTGCACTCTTTGATCAGGTATCCGATGTAGGCGGCGAACGTCTCCTCCGTACAGGGGCGAGGGTCTACCCCTCTGCCCTCGCACCACTCCTGGAACTTGCGACGCTGTATTCCGTAGGCACGTTGCGTATCAGCGGCGGTCATGCGATCCCTCCGAACTGGGTGTTCCACAACAGGGCGACGATGGTTGATTCGTACGGCCAGCGCGCCACTCCGCCGTGCTTGACCAGGTGCAGCAGGGTCCGACTGGGGTGGGTCAGCCCGACCTCCAAGGGGACGCAGCCGGGAGGGATTTTGCAGTCCTGCACCGTGGGCCGAGTACGCCCGTCTATCCCTTCGGTGGAGGCCGGATCCGCTGAGCGCTGCGCCAGAACGGGCTGATCCCAGCACAGTTCCCCGTCGGAATCCGCTCCCATTTGATCGATGTTCAACCGTGCGGTGAAGGCGGGATGTAGTCGTGTCAGCCGTTCTGCGTTCGTCTCTCGTGCGACGTCGGCTACCGGTATCTCCCCTACCTCCAGCAGTGTTACGGCGAACTCTCCCGACATCAGGCCGGTGTGTACGCGCAGGAAGGCGGCAGCCTGCACCGGGGTCCAGCAGGACGCTCGGCGCTGTGTCTGCCCGATGCGATCTCTGTAGGCGGCGGGTATTCGGTCGCTGTGCAGATCCTGGCGAATCTGCACCAGGGCCTGTGCGGCACTTGGGCTGTAGAGCACCTGGTCCAGCAGGCTGCCGGCCATTCGTTCGTGCAGTGTCCTCATGCCCATCCTCTCGGAACGGAGACCTTACGGAGACCTTGACGAGTAGCTGAACTACTCTAAGCTTAGCAGTATCCGAGCTACTCCACCCCGGATACGCTGACCCCATGGACCTGACCGGCTACCTGACCTCCGATGAGGCAGCAGAACGGCTCGGCATCGCCCGCCAGAGCCTCTACAACCTGGCCAACCGCTCCCCGGACTTCCCGAAGCCGAAGAAGATCGGGCGGACGTCACTCTGGCCGGAGGAGGGGATCGACGCGTGGCGGGCGGAACATCCGAAGCGACAAAAAACTGAGAAGTGAGGGCACCGCCCATGGATTACGCACCCAGCATCACCATCACTGCCGCCCCGGTCGCGGTCGGACTCGGCGCATTCGCCGCAATCCTCCTGGCTGACGGGACTGAGGACCTGAGCTGGGTCCGCTTCACCATCGCTGCGATCGTCTTCCTCGCCATTTCGGGAGGCGGCGCCTACGTTGCGGCGCGATGGAATCTCGCTCGGTTCGAGCGGCGGCTGGCGGATGATGACGCAGCGTTCCGGCAGCGGCTGGCCGCCGAGGACGCGGCACACCGTAAAGCGGTCGTGGCCGCGTTCGAGGCTGACGTGGAACGCATCACCGGCCGCCCCTTCCCCACCGACCCCGCCACCGAGAAGTGAGGACGCCATGCTGGCCGTACCCGAGCGCGTGCACGGCGCCACCGTCTTCGACGAGTCGATCCTCTGGCACAAGCCCGTCGGCGCCGTGACCGAGGAGTTCCAGGCAATCGCCTGCTCCGACGCCGAGGGCATCGTCTTCCCGTCGGGGAAGCGAGACGTGCCGCTGCGCCTGGACAAGCCGGGCGAGCGCTGGTGCCCGGACTGCCTCGCAATGATCCGCGCCTGACAGACGCAGCGATGCCCCGCCTGAGTGAAGCAGGCGGGGCGTCGTCATGCAGCCTACGCGGCGCCGCGCTGGCGAGCCTTCTCGCCCTCCGCCCACGCGTTGAACGCCTGCTGGCAGGACACGCACAGCGGGCAGCCGCCGTCCCCGTACCGGTGGCACGGCTCCTGGCAGCGCGTACACGGGCCGACCTGCGAGGGTGAGCAGTCGAGGAGGCGGGATCTACCAGGGGACGAGGGAGTAGCCATGCCGTCCATCGTACGTACGGCCCGGCCACACCCCGGGATCAGGCTTCGGGCGCGGGTTCCGGGGCGGGCTCCGGCCAGTGCCAGGTGCCGCCCTGATGCACAGCCTCGTCCTGGACGACCCGCCTGATCGTCAGGATGTTGCCGTCGGGGTTGAACACGTTGAGGCTGGCGATGCCCTGGCCGTCCGGCTGTGCTCCCTCGGGCAGGGCGGTGACGAGCGCGCACCGGCACTGGGCCGGGTCGTCGACCGGGGCGCCGTAGTTGACGTAGTGCACGGCGGCGGCCACGTAAGGCAGCATGCAGTTTCTCCTTGATCGGGATGTACGGAAGGGCTTGAGGGGGCCGCGCGCGGCGGCCGTGAAAGGGGCCGGGGTGCGGGGTCAGGGGCCGACGGCCACCCACGGGCCCGCGAAGTCCGTCGCGACGTTGGCCGACGGAGTGATCGTGGCGGGCATGCTGGTGCGGCCGGAGCCGTTGACCGCGAACCGGTAGGCGGCCGGAGACAGGCCGACGCTCGCGGCCTCCCCCACCCCCGTCCACCCCGACGCGCGCGTCAGGTTGGGCGGCACCGGCCCGTTGAACAGCAGGCCGACCCAGTAGAAGGAGCCCCCGGCGAGCGACTGCGCGGGGATCGTAGTGGTCTTCAGCCCCGCCGACCCCTGCACCCCGTCGATACCCGCCGACGCGAGCAGCGTTCCCGCACTGTCGTACAGGCCCACCCAGTTCTGCCCTGCGGTCGGCGAGGACGCCGTGTTCGCGATCCACCAGTACAGGCGCGTGGCCGTCACGTTGGCGGCCACATTGATGCGGACCAGGTACAAGGTTCCGGCGGCCATACCGGTCGAGTTGACGGCCAAGGCGGGGTCGTAGGCCCATCCGGCGATGCCGTGCGCGGCCGGGGTGTCCTGGCCGAGCGCGTGCCCGGTCACGTTGAGGCTGCCGGTGACGGTGCCGCCGGCCGCGGGGAGGGCGCTGATGTCCGCCGGGGTGAGGGCGTCGCTGCCGCCGGCGGCGTGGGAGGCCTTGTGGCCGGTCGGGGTACGCGCGTTGGTGAGGGTGGGATCGGTGGAGCGCAGTGCGATCGTGGCCCCGGCTCCGGCGTCGCCGAGCGGCGTCGCGGTCGCCGGGTCCCCGACGGGCCCTTGTGGGCCGGTGTCGCCCGGGTCGCCCTTGGGTCCGGCCGGTCCTTGTGCTCCGTCGGCTCCCGCAGCGCCTTGGGGGCCGGCGGGTCCTTCCGGGCCCGGCTCCCCCGGTGCTCCCGGCGCTCCGGTGTCGCCCTGCGGGCCTTCGAGGGAGGCCAGCCACTCCTCCCGGGTGCCAAGGAACCCGGCGTCCTGGGCGACCTCGTACGCGGACCGTCCGTCGGCGCCGTCCTGGCCGTCGGTGCCGGGTGCGGCGGCCACGTAGACGACGGTGCCCTGCCCGGTCTGCGTATCCGACAGGTCGACACGGATGCCGCCCACCCAGTACGGGCCACCCGAGGCGGGGACCGCGATGTAGGTGAGGTTGGGGGCGCCAGTCAGCGAGCGGCCTTCCTGGATCGCCCACAGCGTGTCCCCCACCAGCGAGTTGACTGACGCGTTGGGTACGAGGTCGACGGACCATGTGCCGTCCGCGGCCGGGGTGATGGGGCGCGCGGTGACGAGCTCGCCTTCCTGGTCGGCGACATAGCCGATCGCGGGCCGGCCGGTGACGTCGACGAGCGTCGCGGTCATCTCCACCCGGGTCGGGTTCGCGGTGCCGAGCAGCGCGCCGTTCACAGTGGTCATCAAGGTCTCCTAGCTGCGGCGGCGCTCGAGCAGGTTCAGCGGCAGCAGGCCCGTGGAGGCGGTGCCGTCGCCGGACGGCTTCTGCTGCTGTTGCTGCTGATCAGGGGTGGGGGACGGTGGAGGGTCTTCGGTGGGGGTGGCCGGGTCGGTGAGGGTGCAGGTGTAGCGCGGGTTGTCCGGGTCGAAGTCGTCGACGGGCACGCACCGGTACTTGTTGCCGTCGGGGTCGGTGTACGTCCACTCGGCGGGCGGTGAACCGTTCGTGCCGTCGGCCCCGTTGGCGCCGTCCGCACCGTTCTGGCCGGGCGCCCCGGTGGCGTCCTGCCCTGCGGGCCCGGTCGCCCCGGCCGGCCCGGGGATCGTGGAGTCGGCGCCCGGCTCCCCCGACGGACCTACAGGACCAGGCGGACCCGGGCTCGGGGTGATGGTCGGCGCGTCCTTGCCGTCCGCACCGTCCTTCCCCGCCTTGCCCGTCGCCCCCGGCTTCCCGACGATCGTCTTCCCGGCCTCGCCCCTGCTGCCGGGTGGGCCGGCCACCGGCTTCCCGCCCAGTGCCTGGACTTGCTTCGCCAAGGCGTCGCGGGCCTCGTTCGCCTGGTCCAAGTCCCGGTACAGGACCAGGAACCCCGTCAGCAGCGCAGCCAGAGCCCCGGCGACCACCAGGGCGGCCGCCACCCCGAGCGCATTGCCGACACGGCGCCGCTTCCGCACCTGCGCACGCGTCGGGCTGCCCATCACTTACCTCCGGCCAGGAACAGCACCACGGGCAGCACGAGGCCGACGAGCGGGATGATGACGGACGCGACAACCCAGCGGCGGGTCTGGGTGACCCGTTCCGCGTCCTGGTCCCGCTGCCGCTGGATGCCCTTCACTGCCTCTCCGAGTTCGTTGATGTCCTTTGTCATGGCGGCCTTTTCCACGGCGTACACGTCCGCGGATACCAGCCGGTCAAGGCGGGCGTTGATGAGGCCCATGTCGTCGCGGACGTCGCCGCGCATGGCCTCGATGAGCCGCCACAGCTCGCCGTTCGACGGCTCGTCCGCCATGGGTGCTCCGGAAAGGTGGTGTCGGGGAGCGTCAGACGCTCGTCACGGCCGGCCGTACGACCGGGGCGGGGGCGGTGACCTGGGTGCGGACGAAGGCCTGCGCGACAACGGTCACGAACGCCATGGCGGCGGCCTGCCGGTCGGCGGACCAGTCGAGGCCGAGGTTCATGCCGAGGGCGAGACCCGCCTGCGCGAAGCCGGTGAGGGCGGCAACAACGCCGTCCTGCACCTTGAGGGCGACGAGCAGGCCGAGGAGGGCTGCGGCGACGGCGTTGACGGCGGTCTGGACGTCGGCGTTGACGTCGACGACGAACGCGGCGACGAACTGAACGACGACGGCGACGAGGCCCGCCCAAACAGCCGGTTCACGCCCGAACAGGGTGGTGGTCTTCACGAGATTCTCCAGAGGAGGTGGTGGATGGGGTGGGTCAGACCTTCGGAATCTTGAGCGCCGCCCAGGTCTTGGGGCCGGGGATACCGTCGGCATCCCCCTTGAGGTCGGCGCGCGACAGCTGGAACGCACGGACCGCGGCCTTGTCGGCATTGGTCCAGTTCGGGCCCGGCCCCTGCTTGTAACTCGCGCCGAAACCGAGCGCGACGAGCCGCCTGCCGAGCGCGGTGATGACCGGGGAGTTGCGGCCGCCGTGGAAGAACGCGGCACCAGGGAACGGCTCGTACGTCACCTTCGCGGCAGGCTTCTTCGGGAGCGTGCCGAGCAGCTTCTTCAGCGTCGTCGCACCCGGAACGCCGTCGGCGTCCTGGCCGGCCGCCGTCCCCTTCAGGCCGAGCGATTTCTGGAACTCGGAGTAGTTCTTGGTGTCGGCGTCAGACCAGGTCGGGCCCGGCCCGTCCGTGTACGCCTTGCCGAACCCGGCCTTCACGAGGGCCTTGCCGACCGCGGTCACGTGCGTGCCCTTGGCGCCGTATCCGTAGGCGAGGCCGTTGATGGTGACCTGGTAGCGGGCCGTCGTCGATGCCGTCGTGCCGCCGCCGGACGCCTTCGGGTAGGCGGGGCGGCCGTAGCCGGCGATGTCGTGGACGACGCGGACGCGGCGCGCGCACACGTTCGCCGTGTTGCCTTCGATCGTGTACACGTACTTGCCGTCGCCGGACACGCTGGTGACGACGCCGACATGGTCGATCGCGCCGATGCTCGAGGAGCCGTTCCAGTCGAAGAAGATGACGTCGCCGCGCCGGATCCCGGACTTGGCGATGCCGTTGGTCATCGCCGTCCACTGGCCCTTGGCCTGGAAGCGTGCAGCGTGGGCGACGGTGTAGGCGTAGTCGGTGCCGAAACAGGCCGCCTCGTAGTTGTCCGAGGTGTAGGCGGCCTCGGTGACCGTTGCGTCGCACCACGCGAAGTTCCCCGCGTAGGCATTGCCGTTGCGGCCGCGGTACCAGGCTTGGATCGCGTTCGGTTCCCCGGTGCCGAGCCAGTGCTCCATGCGCCGGATCATCGCCTCGACGCCGCCGGTGTTCTTGCCGAGCGTCCGCGGCCCGGCGCCGTCGCCTGGCTCCGCATCCTCAACGTCGTCGGCGGGCAGGCCGTAGACGCCGCCCTCGGGGTCGCCGAACTCGGCGGCGAGCAGGGCCTCCTCGTCGGTGACGGTGGGCCCGTTCCCGGATGAGGTGAGCAGTTCGGCCTGCCGGTCCTGCGTGAGGTCCTCTTCGATGGGGCGGGTCTCGCCCATGGTGGGTCTCCTTGGGGTGGGGCGGGGTCAGGTAGTGGGCGCGAGGCGCGGGGCCACGACGTCGATCTGGTCGCGGAGCGCCTGGTAGACGGCGAGGGACATGCGGAAGTGGCCGGTGTCGCCCCAGGAGGCGCCCCAGCTCTGGGTCACGCGGAGGATCGTGTGGGCGGGGATGAGGCGGCCCGCGGTCTCGTCGACGGCCACGCTCTCGAGCGCCGTGACGCACACCTCGTGGCCGCCCGCGATGGGCGCCTGCCGCCAGTTGGGGATGTCGTCCAGGAGCGCCATGGGGCCGACCGGGTCCGAGAAACTCTCCAGCCAGGGCATGCCCATGAGGACGGGCCCGTCCTGGAGGAGGAGGCAGAGTTCCTCGGCGCTGGTGGCGGGCTTGTAGGAGTCGATGAGTCCGCGCGCCCTCAGTGCTTTGGCGACGCCGAGGCCGGAGGAGCCGCAGTCGTCCGAGGGCCACGTGTACTCGTGCCATTCGTCGCGGGTGGTGGCGTCGGCGTACAGGCGGATCGCGAAGGCTTCGGCCTCGGCCGGGTGCGTGAGGTCGAGGCCCGCCTTGCGGCACTCCTTCGCCGGCAGGAGCACGGACAGGGCGGCGGTGGCGGCGTTGGCCGTGCAGGAACCGAGGGCGTCCACGTCGTCGACGCCGGGGAAGAGGCGGGACGTGCGGATGCCCTGGGAGATGAGGTCCTGCTGGTTGAGGACCGGGATCTTCGGTGCCCATTCGCGGGCGCGGAGCGTCTGCCCGGTGTACGGGGTGCGGTGAGCGAGGCTCCGCGGGTCCAGCACCATGTGACGCCCGAGCGCAGGCTGGACGTCGTACTGGCGGACGTTGATGGGCACTCGCCCGTGCTCCCTGACTCCCCGCGCCCAAGAGCTGATGTGTCTGTGGCGGACCGCTGCGTGCGGTCGTCCCTCGGGGGATAGAGCAGCGGGCGGAGGGTCGCCCAGAGATCAGCGTACGGGCCCCACGCCCGCGTGTTGCCCCCGCTCGTCACTCCTCAATGGGCTGCGGGTCCAGCTTCGTCGCCGTGAGGATCGGCGAGTACGTCCTGCACGTGGAGTCGAACACGCGCAGGTAGATGGCGGCGCCATTGTTGGAGTAGAAGCGGGGCGCCGATCTGATTTGATTCTGGTTGGGGCAGCCTGCGGTGAGGCACGCGTAGGTGATCGCATACCAGGTCTGCGGCTCCCACGCGATTGTGTCCGGGGGCGGCGGGGCGTCGGGGACCGGGTCCGGCTCGGGCGGCGGCGCCTCCTCCGGGGTCGGGGACGGAGGCGGAACATCGCCGCCGATTCCGCCGGGAAGCGTTCCGTCGTCGACGGATGTGGACGTGTCGGGGATGTCACTCATGAGCTGATGACCTGCCAATTCACGATCGTGCTGGTGGTGTTCTGCCTGTTGACCCAGACGAGGGCGCTGGTGGCGGTGACGTCGGAGATACCGACGCCGGTCACACCAGCGTTGCCGGTCGGGGTGCGGTCGCCGGGCACGGTGGTCTGCGCGGACACGAACCCGCGGAAGGTGGTGCCGGGCAGGGCGGAGAAGTTGATGATGGCGCTGGTCGGGACGCCCGCCGCGCTCGGGGTGATCGACACGGTGCCCGTCACCATGTTCCCCGCGGTCAGGGTGCCCGCGATTGCCGTGTTGCCGTCCTTGTCGACCTTGAACTTTTCGGTGCCGCCGCGCACCAGGCGGGCCAGCGGCCCGGTGTGGGCCGTTGCGGCTTCCCCGTACAGGACGCTGAACGCGGATGCCGGGGCGATTGCCTGGAAGCGTGCCTGGTCGGCGGTGGCGACCCCGGACTCGAGGTTGAGCGCGCTCTGGGTGGTGGGGGCATCGGTGTTGGAGTAGGCGAGCTGCGCGTACGTGGGCGTCGCCCAGAAGGCGCCGCCGATCTTTGTTCCCGGGGCGCTGCCGCGCAGACGGCCGAGGTTGATGGCGTCGTTCGCGAGGTACAGGCGCCACCGCATGTCCGAGTAGCCGCTGCCCGAGAACTGGCCTGAGGTGAGTTCGAGGTTGGCGTCTCCGACTGCGGATTCGATGATCTGCGCGTATGCCCAGTTGGTTTGTGCGGCGTTGGACCAGCGCACGTTCGGGACGGTCGCGTCCGGGTCGACGAATATGAGGGAGCCGTTGTCGCCCTGGACGCGCAGGCCTCGCCAGGACAACTCGCCGACTGGGGTCCCGGCACTGTCGTAGACGAGGACCATGTTCTGGTTGGCCTCGTTGATCGTGACACGCTGCCCGGTTGCGGCGGTTCGTACGACGGCGCCGGTGATGGTCTTGCCGTCGATGGCGGTCGCCGACAGCGCGGTCGCCGTGATCGATCCGGCGAGAATCTTGTCGGCGGTGATCGCGTTCGCCGCGATCTTGTCTGCGGTGACGGCGAGGGCGTCCAATTTCGCGGTGGTCACCGCCGCCGAGGCGATCTTGTCGGCCAGGACCGAACCCGCGGCGATCTGAGTCGCCTGCACCGCCCCCGCAACCAGCTTGGGTGTGGTGATCGCGCCGTCGGCAATGTTCACGGTCTGCACCGAGCCCGTCTCCACCACCTCCACCGTCACCATGTCGAGCTCGGCCGTACCTGTACCGCCCGAATAGTTGGCGTAGAAAACCGGGGAGATGTAGCGGGCGTTGGCGTGCAGCACACCCGGCGCGGTCGGCGACGGTGCCGCCGTCCCCGACCCGTTCCCACCGGAAGCCGCATAGCCCTTCAGGTAGCCGGTGAACCGCTGGAACCCGGCGCCCGCCGTCAACGGCTGCTGTGCGGCCGCCACATAGTGCTGGGCGCTCGCCGCCGCGGCCCCGGTGAAGTTGACGAGGGTCGTGCCGTCCGCCGCGACGCCTGCAACGCCCCCGTAGAACCTTTGCTGTGCGGTGTCGCTGCCCGCCACCGCCTGCCGCACCGTGAAGCTGATCCGGTACAGCACGTTCGGGTCGAAGGGGATCAGGATGTCGGGGCGCCATACCGCGCTGACGCCGCCGACTGCCCGCATCACATAGCCGCCGGACTGGGCGTCGGTGACGGCCACCGACGTCAGGCCGGGCACGGCGGCGGTCGTGGTGGTACTCGACCCTCCCGCACGCCACTTGGCGGCTTCGCCTCCGGCGTCGTACATCTTCTGCAGGATGGACGAGGCGGTCGTCACGGTCAGCTTGTCCGTGGAGATGGAACCGGCTGCGATGGCTGTCGCGGTGACGGACCCGGCCGCCAACTCGGCTGCGGTCACCGAGTTCACCGCGAGTTCCCGCGCGGTGATCGCATCGGCGGCGATCTTCCCGGCGGCGACCGCGTCCGCTGCCAGCGCGGCGGTCTGGACGGATCCGGCGGCGATCGCGGCGGCGGTCACCGATGAGGCGGCGAGTTTCCCCGACGTGATGGTGTTCGCGGCGATCTCGTTCGCGGTGACCGCCCCGGCGGCCATCTTCCCGGTCGTGACCGCCCCGGCGGAGAGCTGGCCGGTGGTGACGGCACCGTTGGCGAGCGCGGTCGTGGTGATGGCCTGCGCGCCGACCTTCGCCGCGTTCACGGCGCCGTCCGCGAGGGCGGTCGTGTCGACGGCGCCGGCCGCGATTTTGGCCTGGGTGACGGCGTCGGCGGCAAGGGCCAGGTCGGTGACGGCCCCGGCGGCGATCTTCCCGACCTTGACGGCGTTGTCGGCGAGCTTCTCGGCGAGGATGGCGGCGTCGGCGATCGCAGTTGTGTTGACGGCCCCGGCCGCGATCTTCGCCTCGGTGACCGCACCCGTAGCGAGTTTCACGTCGGTGACGATGCCGTCGAGGATGTCGTTGGCGACGACGGGCGCCTTGCTGACGGGGCCGACGGCCGCGGAGGGGATGGAGGCGGTGCCGGAGGTGTTGCGGGCCACCAGGCGCACGTACACGGGATCGTCGGTGGGGACGACGACGGTGGCGCCCTGTGCGGTCTCGATGGTGGAGCGCAGCGTCTCGGGGATCGGCTCGAAGACGGCGGCGACGGAGGCGTGGACTTCGATGCGCGCCCAGTCCATCGGCAGGATGGCACCGTTGGCGAACAGTCCGTCCCAGCCCGCGGAGACGCCCCCCAGGACGGAGGCGACGACGGGTGCGGACGGCTGCGGCGGGGGCGGCCCGTTGACGGCCTGGACGCCGACCGTGCCGTCCCCTTGTACGCCGACGATGGTGCGCAGGCTGCCGTTGCCGTCGTTGACCTCGAGCGCCGCGTTCTCGATGCTGGCGCCGTGGGACAGCCGCTGCCCCTTCTTCACCTGCTGGAGCTGCTTCTCCAGGGAAGCAATCTTGTACGGAAGCGAGTTGGTCATGGTCAGGCCACCTCCGCGGAGCCGTAATGGAAGCTGTCGGCGCGCTTCAACGTGAGCGTCGCCTGGTCGGGGCTGTCGGACGGCTTGTAGGAGTCGGCGGTGATCCGGCACCAGCCCGACCAGGACACCCACTGGTTGTTGACGGTGACGCGGACGTCATCGCCGATCTGCCAGCTTGCGAGCGGCGCCGCGGGATGGTCGCGGATGGTGATCTGCTCGACCTGCCCCATGATCTGGCGGCGCTTGCGTTCGGCGGCAGCGCGCCGGCCGAGGGTGTCCGTGCCGTTCACGGTGGGCAGGGCGAGGACGGATTCGAGGCGCAGGCGGCCGTCGCGGGTGGGGTCGACGGCGAAACGGGTGGCGGTGCCCTCCCCCGACCCGGTGGCCAGGATGACGTTGGCGTAGTCGTCGCCGGAGTACTTCACCGGCGGCGCGTCCACGATGTTGATCCCCGACGTGAAGGAGATGTCCGTACGGCGGGTGCCGAGGCGCGGGTAGCCGAGCCGGAGGCGGCGTTCGATCGTCTTGTTGGCCTGGTAGGAGCAGGTGTTGGTGTACTGCGGGGCGCCGTCCTCGGACACGAGGTCGTCCAGCATGTCGCCGAGGACCGGCGTCTCGTACCAGTACGAGTGGACCGGTTCCGCCGGTGTGCCGGCGGTGGCATTGGAGTTGGTGTCGTCGACGATCACGGTGAGGTCGCCGTCGGCCTTGGACTGCGCGTACGCCCAGATGTCGCGGATGATGACGCACGGGTCCTGGTAGACGTAGGGGCCGCGGCCGCCGAGCTCGCCGTCCTCGTCGTGGCGCTTGGTCAGGTAGGACGACCAGCCGGCGGCCTCGAGCTGGTATTCGCCGTCTTCGGGGGTGGCGTCCCAGATGAGGCCGCCCCAGCGCAGGAGCCCGTCGGCTTCGGCGTAGATGAGTGCGGTGCCCGGCATCAGGCTGCTGATGGTGGCTTTCGCCCAGCGGGGTGCGATCTTCGCGGAGAAGCTGCCGGGCCCGTTGAGTTCGTTGCCGAACTCGACGTCCGTCAGGGGCAGCGCCGCATGGAGGATGTCGCCGGTCAGGGCGTGCTGGGTGAAGTACCGCCACCGGGAGCCCATTTAGAGGGCGCCTTCGGTGAACTCGATGTCGATGTTGAATGTGGTGGTGGCGTCGACGCCGATTTGTGCGGCGTTGGAGGCGCGGGTCCGCATGCGGGACTTGAAGGCCTGCGTGGTGCCGCGCATCGCCGCGCCGGTGGTGGTGGTCAGGTCGATCGTCTCGACCATCTGCACCGTATTGCGGCGGGCCGCCGTGCCCTGGTTGTCGTCGATACCGACCCACTGCGCGGCCTCGTAAGAACCCAGCAGGAACCGGAAGTTGCCCCACGCGTTGCCGGTCGCGAGCCTAAGCCCGGAGATCGTGAACACGACCTTCGCGGACGCCGCCCAGGAGGGGACGGGAATGTTCGCCATGGTCAGGTTGGGGAACGTCTTCCACGTCTCGTCCGTGCCGGAGATGTACACGTACGGGTCCTGCGCGTAGTACGGGTACAGGGTGCGTTCGCGGCGCGGGTTGGCGACCTTCCGCAAATCCTTGATCATGCTGTTGGTGATGGTGGCCGTGGACGCCGGAATGTCGATGCGGGCCAGCGGGATCGCCGAATACCCGGACGGCACGGTCGTCGCCGTATTCGACACGTTGGGCACGACGTAGAAGAACGCGGCCGTGTCCGGTGTCCTGTTGCCCTCGTACTCAGGGTCCTGGACGCGCAGGCACACCATGTCGGAGCGGCCCGTACCGCTGGTCGCGGGGATCTGCACCGACGTGTCGACGCCGATGTTGTACACGTTGTAGGCGCCCTGCCCGGCCTGGTAGACGCCGTTGATGACCGCGGAGCCGTCCGCGATCTGCACGCCGCCGCCCGGCGTGGACAGCGCCGACACCTTCAGGTCGGGGCCCTCGGTGATGCCCTGGTTGCCCTGCGCCAGGTCCCGGATCATCTGCCGGAACTGCTGCGCGGTGTGGGTGCCGCCGGTGACGACGAACGGGGTGGTCTTCAGTGCCATGGCGTGGGGCCTCCTAGAGCGCCTTGTAGGCGGGCCACCAGGTGACGGCCAGCGTGGACGTGAGGGTCTGGTCGGTCGCCGACCAGCGGATTTCGTTGTTGCCCGGCGGCAGGACGAACTGATCGAGACGCCCGGACAGCGGGACGGAGCCGCCGTTCTCGCGGAGCACCGTCCGCCAGCCCGGCCGGGTGTCGATCTCCACCCACTCCCCCGCCGCGAGCGTCGCCGTGACGGTCAGCGAACGTCCGCTGGTGACATGCGTGATCGTCGGGTTGGCGCACGGCCCCGCCACCCGGATCACCGGCCACGTCGGCGCTGTGCCCGACACGGTGAGATAGCCGGGCCGCCCGATCGCGGACGCGTCACCGGCGATCAGGAACGGCATCTGCAGCGGGAACGTGACCCCGCCCTGCGTGAGGCTCCCGAGCGGCATCGACGTCGAGTCCGGCGTGTCGTCGTAGTACAGGTGGTCCTGGGCCTGGAACTCGATGTCCAGCGGGGAGAAACCGTGCTTCATCGTCTCGAGGTCGGGCTCGAACTTCCGCAGCCGGCCACGCACCACCCGGGCCGGGCGGCCGGGGAACTTGAGCCGCAGGTCCATGGTGGTGCCGCCCTGGCCGCGCACCGCGGGAGTGTCGGCCCGGTCCTGCAGGGCCGCCGACGCATCGAGTACGGCGGCCGCCGAACTGACCTTGATGGCGGCGTCGATGCGGATGGTGCGCCCGGAGTAGTACTCGGCGCCGAGCCACAGGCCGTCCTCGCCGGGCGGCTCCACGTCACTGTCCCGGGACTCGGGCTTGCCGAGCCCCTCGATGGCGCGGATCTGCACGCCGGTGCCGGCGCCGATGAGGACGCCGCCCAGCTCGTGCTGGTAGTCGGCCAGGTTGATGGGTGTACTCATCCGCGTGCTCCCACTCCCCCGCGCGCCAGGCGCCTGAGTTGGTAGGCGTTGTCGGCGTCGATACGGCGGGCGGTCGCGGCCGCGTTGTCGCCGGACGTGACGTGCCAGGTCTGGTTGCCGACGAGCGGGCCCTGCTCGCGGATGATGACGACCCGGCCCGAGTTGGCGTCGGTGAGCCCGAGGCCGAAGCGTCCGGCGACATCGCCCAACACGGCGGTCGCGCTGCCGCGTTTGTTGGCTCCGAGCGGGATGTAGGCCTCGCCCCCAGTGCTCGGTTCCGCAAAGGTCACCGCCCCGGCCTTGGTGGCGTAGATCCCGGAGCGGATGCCGCCGTTGGCGTAGGAGAGGTGCTGGTTGGCGCGGGCCAGGTCGGCAAGGAACTGCGTGGAGCGGTCCCCCAGGCTGGACTTGATCTGGGAGGACGCCTTGGTGGCGATGGTGATGATGTCGTCCTCGCCCAGCCCGGTCGACGCGGCGACCGTGTGGATGCCCGTCTGGGACGTTTTGATCGCCGCAATGATCTGCACCAGGTCGGCGAGCTCGTCCGAGCTGAGCGTCTTCGCCTGGGTGGCCGCAGCCGTGTTCGCGGAGGAGGCGGCCGACTTCGACTTCACGGCCTCCGCGGCGAGCTGCTGCGCGGCCGCGTCGTTCTGCCCGGCGAGCTGGGAGGCGAGCGCCCCGTACCCCTGCCCCGCCAAGGTGATCAGGTTCTTCTGGAAGGTGGCGTCAGTCTTGTTCGCGGCGTTGAGCTGCGTCGTGTAGTCCTTCAGCGTCGCGTTCGCGACACCGGCGACCTTCTTCAGGTTGGCGACGATCTCCGTGAAGTGCGCGTTGGAGGCGGTCGCGAGCCGGTTGACGAGGTTGTAGCCGTCCTCGCCCATCGACTCCAGCAGGTCGGCGACGTCCTGCCCGCCACGGGATGCGATCTTCGACAGGCTGGAGCGCCACTTCTGTGTCGCCGCGACGCTTGAGCGCAACTGCTTCATGTAGTTGGTCAGGTCGAAATGCGCGGGCGCCTTCGCGTACTTCGACTGCCCCAGGGACGCGTTGATCTCCGCGATGTCGGCCTTCTCCTTGGCGACCTTCCTGCGCGCGGACGCCTTCGCCTTCGACGACTTGGCCTTACCCAGTTCCTTGACGGCGTCGTCGTACTGCTTCCACGCATCCCTGAGGGAGGAGACCAGCTTGTCGACGCGCTCCTTGGCGTCCCCGAGCCCGCCCAATGTCTGGCCGCTGGGCTTGTAGGTGAACCCGCCGGACGCGAACGACTGCACGCCCGGCTGCTGGTCGAGGACGGAGCCGTCGGCGTTCCAGGCGATGCCCTTGCCGCCGAGACGGCGCACGGCCTCCTCGGCTACCTTCCGGGAGCGGCGCCGCTTGGCCGGGGACAGCGGAATGTAGGCCTCGCCACCGGTCTCCGGCTCCGCCCACACCCGCCACGTTCCGGCGGGAGCGAACTGGGCGACATGGTTCTCGGCGCCGCCTGCGAAGCGGCGGACTCCGCCGCGCTGGATGCCTCCGTTCGCGTAGTAGTCGACGGTGCCGCCGTCCGCCTTGCCGAGCCCACCCGCCCAGGGGCCGGGGCCCTTCTTGCCCATGTTCACGTACTGGGTGCGGATGAAATGGTTGGTGTAGGTGCTGGCGGTCTTGCCGTCCAGGGCGGCGAGCGCGGCCCGAACCGAGGCGATCGCCCCGAGCGCCTGCCCGTTCGCGGTGTAGACCCGTGTACGCCCGTCGGGGAGCTGCTTGGTCTTGACGCCGACCGCGTTCAGTGCGGCGATGGCCGTCGCGTTCAGCGTCTTCACCGTGATCGACTTGGCGCCCGGTGTCGCCCTGATCTTCGCTTGGACGGAGGTCAGGCCGTCCATGGCGCCATTCACGTTCGCGCCCAGCTTGAGCGTCTTGTCCTTCAGCCCGTCCCGGACCATCTTCAGGTCGCCCAGGTTGGATTTTGCGGTGCCGGTGTCCGCGGTCACCTGGAAGCGGCCGTCGGGGAGTTCCTTGACCGTGTAGCCCAGCGACTCGATGACCGACACCGCGTCGCCGGTGAGCGCGTCGACCGTCACCGACTTCTTGTCGGGTGTCTTCTTGATCTGCTCGATGACGCTGTTGAGGCCCGAGATGGCGTCCTCGGTGCGCATCTCCAGCGAGAAGGCCTTCTTGTCGGGGATCTGCAGGATGCGGTCGGCGAGCACGTTGGCTTGCTCGGCGGTCAGGCCCATCTGTTGCGCGGACGACACCAGCTGGGCGCGGCCGCGTTCGTAGATGCCGTTGACGGTTTCCCAGCTCGAACCGGACTGGCGGGCGGAGGCGGCGGCCTCGTCGGTCTTGGCCGCCAGGTCGTTCAGTGCGGTCGCCGCGGCCTGGGCTTTCGCGCTGTTCAGGTTGAGTTCGCCGTGCGACATCGACAGCGCGCCCGCGTTCTCCTTCGCGGCCTTCGACGCCGCGTCGATCGCCGCCTCGAAGCCGATCATCCCGCCGAGGCCAGTGCGCTGCGCGTCGTTGAGGGCCTGGATGGACTGCCGCAGTCCGTCCGCGCTCGCCTTCTGCGCGGCGAGCTTGTTGCTGGTGTCAATCGCCTGCTGCCCGAACACACCCATGCCGCGCGCGGCGATCTCCTGCTCGACCTTCAGGTCGGCGACCGCCTTCTTGTAGTCGTCGAAGGTCGCCGCGATCTCCTTGGGAGATGCCCCGCCCTTGCGCAGCGCGTCCTTGACGAGGTCGAATCCGGCCGCCGCGTCCTTCGCGTTGCCGGACGCCGCCATCTTGGCGAGCGCCTTGTCGACGGAGTCGAACTCGCTCCTGAGTGCCTTGAGGGAGTCCTTGCCCTTGACGATGTCTTCGACGTCACCAGCGAGCCAGTCCGCGATGTTGTCCAGGCCGGGGATCCGGAAGCCGAACGCGCCCTCTTGTGCCTTCGCGGTTTCCTTCGAGGCCTGCTGGAGTTTCTTGTAGCGGGCGATCAGCCCGTCCATGTCACCGAATGTCGACTTCAACTCGCCGGTGAACTTTCCGGTTTCGCTGAGCTGTTTGAGGCTGGTGGTGAGCCGGTCGATGTCCGGGGGCACCCCGCGCGCCTTCTCCGCGAAATGATCCAAAGCCAGCGCGGCGATACCGAGGACGCCGAGCCCGGCACCGACCTTCGACATCCTGCTCATCGAGGTCGCCGTGGCCCGCATGTTCGTGGCGGCTGTGCCCAGCTTCCCCATGCCCTTGCTGGCCAGCGACACCAGCTTCAGCGCGGTGGCGAGGCCGATGATGGCCGTCAGGGCGCCCTGGGGGACGGCGTTGACGAGCTGCGCCAACCCGTTGACGATCTTCAGGATGGATACGCCCGCGTCCCCGGAGGCGGCGAGGATGTGGACGAGCGCGTCGACCAGGTTGTGGAGGGCTTCCGCGGCGAGCGGGCCGTTGGCCTTGGCGTAGGCCATGAAGTCCTGCAGTGCTCCGCCGCCGAAACTGCTGTCGGCGTTGGCCAACTTGACGATGTCGGTGACCAGCCGGTTCAGGGCGCCGGTGGAGGCGTTCGACAGCTTCTCCATGAGCCGGTCGAAGCCGGGTGTGGCGAAGGCGCCGGCGGCGACGGTGACGAGCCGGTCGAACGCGCCGGCCGCCCCCGTCACCATCGGCGTCAACGAGGGCAGCAGCGCGCGAGTGAGCTGCATGCCGTGGATGACCGGCTCCATCGTCGCCCCGGACAGGGAGTCCGACCAGCCGCGGTATTCGTCCTTCAGCGTGGAGAACTCGGCGGCCGCGCGCCGGGTCGCCGGCGGCAGCTTCTCGAGCGCCTTCTGGTAGGCGACCTGCGCCTGCGCGGCCTCCTCCGAGCCGACCCCGTGCTCGGCGACCGCGTCCTTGTAGGCGGTCTCGGCTTCGGTGGCCCTGGCCATGGCGGAGACCTGGCCGAGGACGGCGACACCGAACGCGCCCGCTCCCGCGGCTCCGGCGGCGAATCCGGCGGTGACCTGTGCGGTGAGGCCGACGATCGGGCCGAGAGCCTGCGCCAACAACAGGAGGTCCTTCTTGTTGAAGGCGCTGCTGTCCGACGACGAACTCGAGGCCGGGGTGGGCGTAGGCGTCGGGGTCGGTGTGGGCGTGTTGTTGCGGGTGTCATTGTCGCCGGTGACCGGGATACGGATCCGCTGCCCCCGGGACGCGGCGCGCACCGCACGGTCGACGTCGCGGCGCAGCGAGCCGGGGTTTTGCAGGCCGATGGGGATACGGATGCGTTGCCCTGCGGTCGCCGAGCGGATCGCGGCCCGCACCTCCGAGCGCAGCCGGGCCCGATCCACACGCAGCCGTACGTCGACGCCGCGGCCGCTGGCGCCGGTCAGCGCGCGGCGGACTTCGGAGCGCAGGCCGCGCGAGTTGACGTGCAGCGGCACCTCGATCCGATTCCCGGCCCCCGCCTCCCGGACGGCGTCGCGGACCTGCCGGCGCAGGTGCTGCCCGTCGACGGTGACCTTGAGGCGGATGTCGCGGCGGGCCTCGTCACGCAGCTGACGGATGTCCCGATTCAGGGCGTTGACGTCGCGGGATGCGGCTCGGGCGTCGCGGGAGAGGTCCTTGAGGGTGCGGGACAGGCCGGAGCCCTGGCCGGTGAGCCGAACGGAAATGTTCCACTGCGCGGACATACGGCGGGCTCCTTCCTGTCAGCGGGTCGTGGTGGTGCGGGCGACGTTGAGGGCGGCGTGCACGGAGGTCGGCAGCAGGAGGACCTTCACGCCGTGCCCCTCGTCGCCGTCCGGGACGCTCTTTTGCTTGTCGGCGAGGAGCTGGCAGCCGATACAGCGGTGCGTGATGGGCGTGTAGGCGTCCTCGGCGCCGCCCGCCTGTTCGTCCCACTCGTCGTGCCGGGTGCCGCAGCCGGGGCAGATCTGCTTGGCGTACGCGGCGTAGGCGAGGGCCTTGCGGCGGTCGAGGTCGTTCCAGGTGCCGTCGCCGTGCCCGCGGAACTGGCTGTGGGGGATGCCCCAGCGGTCGCAGAGTTCGAGCTCGGCGCGCAGCCTCTGGTCATCGATCAGCCTTTTCCCAGGTCGGTCCGCTGGGCGCGCTGCACGGAGACGGCCGCGTTGTACAGGTCGGTCGAATCGCCCAGCGACCAGGTGTCGAGGCAGTGGCGGGCGTACTCGAGCGGCATACCGTCCACCGAGGAGGCCGAGACGAGGGCGGGCGCGAAGCTGGACGCGTGCTCGGCGCCGTTGGCTTCCTCCTCCTCGGACGCCGGATGCTCCTTCTCCAGGTCGATGAGCTTCTGCCGCTCGAGGGCCTGGAAGGTGAGCGTGATGGCGGTCTTGTCGAAGGCCTTCTGCGCGGCGGTGAGTTCGCTCTTGGCGGCCTTCACGCGGGTCTCGGCGGCGGCCTTCTCGGCGTTCAGCGCCTCGAGATTGTCGCCCTCCGCGGGGTCGGCGAGGGAAGCCAGGTACTCCTCGGCGCCCTGCAGCTCGGCCTTGGCGACGTTGAGGCGCTGCCGGGCGTCGTCGTCGGGGCAGATGGTGAGGGTGGCCGTCGGCCGCTTCAGGCCGTCGAGGCGCGCCTGCAGCGCATCCCAGGTGGTGCTCATATCGGGTCTCTCCTTGCGGGAAGGCCCGGCCGGGCGCTCGGCGCCCTTCCCGTGACACACCGGGGCCCGGCCGGGGGCTCAAGGTGGGGAAGGGTCAGGTGGCGGCGGGAACAACCTGGTTGAACACCGGACGGTCCGTGATCACGAACTGGACCTGGATCTTCGCGGCCTCGTTGTCGGTGCTGTACGTCTTCGAGTTCGAGGCGACCTTCACGGGGAACACATCGAGGCCCTTCCCTGCGGGCACGTCGCCCTTGGAGAAGATGCACATGAAGCCGGTGGTGCCCTTGGCGAGGTCGGTCTCGATGTCGTCGAGGGTGTTGTCCTCGTAGAACGTCAGCGAGCTGTCTGCGGCCGAGTCGTCGCCGTCGATCTTCGAGACGAACGTGGACGCCATGTCTGGCGTCTCGATCGGCTGGTTTTCCAGGCTCCAACCGTCAATGGCGTTGATGCCCTCGGTCAGGTCATTGCCTGCGGTGATCTCGGTGCGCGTCGGAAGCAGATCCGTCGATGCGATCACCGGCAGAAACTTGATCTTCGTGATGCCCTTGCGGTTGAACCTCATGAAGTGGCCCCTTCGGACGGGGCCGGTTCAGTGGGCCCCTGCTACACGGGTGTGTGGCGGCCACCTGCCTGGTGGCGTCCGCGTGGGGTCCCGCCGCGGTGCGGTCGTACGTCGTGCCTCAGATGCTCGGCGTCTCCTCGAGGAAGAGCCGGTACCTGATCACACTGGTGATGATTGCATCGTTTGCCTCGGACGTTCCCCCCGCCTCCGTCGCCTCCCGCCTCCAGCAGTTGATGCCGGGCACGTTGAGGGCGTGTGCGTAGCCGGGACTGCCGTCGGCGGGCCGGGCGATGACCCTGCGGCCCCGGTCGGCCATCCACTGCGCCTGCTCGTCGCCGCCACGGGAGTCGGGGTGGCCGGGCAGGGGGCCGGACACGAACGTCGCCTGGTACTCGGACATGGCGGTCGTGTGCCGGTCGGCGAGGGTGGCGTCGTCGACGATGTGGTCGAGGGGGTAGAGCAGCGTGTACGGCGGCGCCACCTGCGCGCCCGTCGCATCGAGCGGGACGGTGCGCACGCCGACGGGACGCCCGGTCAGTTCGGCCAGCAGCGCCTTCAACCCGGCGGTCACCACACGACGTTCAATCACGGTCAGCTCCTGAAGATCCTGGCGCAGGCATCCTTGAACGCGGACTCCATCTCGCCCGACAGCTCGTTCACCGACGGCCCGACGTGCGGCCGCGGCACCTGCCAGAAGTGACGGCCGATGGAGTCCGTCATGTCGAAGAATCCGAACTCCAGGCGCCTGCCCTGGGGGGCGTGGGTGCCGATGATGGCGCCTCCGCCGTCCGGCACCGGGAACGACTGGATCCGCCACGACGCCACATACTGGCCAGTGATGATGTTCGGGCCCGGCCGCCCGGACGCATGCTCCCGGATCAGCGCACGGGCAAGGCGGGCCTGCTGCTGCACCGTCCGATCGACCTCGTCGCCCACCCGGTCCGCCGCACTCTCCAGGCGGTCCGCGAGCCCCTCCAGGTCCGTCACGCGATCTCCCCGGCGATCTGGTCGAGCATCGTGATGCGGACGACGCCCAACGTGCCGCCGATCGACGGGTCCTGGACCCGCCACTTCCGGCCCAGCAGCGTCACGTCACCGCCCGTATGAACCTGGACGACGGTGACGATGGTGTCCTTCTCCGCGACCGGCACAGCCAGCGGCGTGAACATCCGATACCGGCTCCGCGTCTCGGAGACCCACGGCAGGTTGCTGTTGGGGGTGGAGGCCGTCACGTCAGCGGTGTACGCGGACTGCACCGCGCCACGGCCCTCATAGACGATGTCGCCCCCGGGAACGGTGTACTCGCCGGTGGCCGGGTCGAAGACAGGCTCACCGCCCGCGGGCAGAGTGATCCGCACGACGTCCTGCAGCAGCAGGTCTTCGACGATCGGGACAAGCCCGGACAGGTCAAGGCCAGCCATCAGTTGCCGCCCTTCGCCCAGTCGGTGAGGGTGGCAAGCATGGCGCGCGCGGTCGCGGCCTCGCCGCCGCCGTAGTCGGCCCGGTTCAGCGCCTCCTGGTCGAGGAGCTTCGGGTCGACGGACGCGAGGAAGTCGGAGACGATCTGGGCGGGCGACCGGGAGACCCCGACTGCGACGCGGGCGAGCCCGTCGAAGACCGTATTCTCGGGCTGCCGGGTATGCAGGACCAGGGTGGGTAGTGCGTCGGCCACGGAGTGCTCGAGGACGTAGCCCGTCACCGTGCCCGCCGGGAGCGGGGTGCCGTCGATGGCGATGACGGCGTGGCCGGGCTGCGCGTCGATGTGCACGCCGTGCGCCTGCGGCTCTGCGGGCTGCTCGCTCACTGGTCTCCTACCGCTTCTTCCGGCTGCCGCCGGTCTTCTTCAGGCTCGGGTACTTGGCCACCACTGCACGCCTTACGGCCTTCTTCTGTGCTGGCGATCCGTGTTGTGCGACTCGTGCGAGTGCATTGCGGGCGTGAGCAAGATCATCCACGCGATACTTCTTGGCCTTGGGCAAGGCGAACTGCTTGCTGCTCATCTTCTTGCGGCCGCCCTTGGTGTTGCGGCGGGCGTTGGTCTTCTTGGACAGGCTGGACTTCCGGCTCTTGGCCATGAGCTGTTCCTTCATCGCCGGGGGCAGGGGGCGGGAAGGGGACTTGGAGTGGCACGGTGCGCTCGAACGTGACGGGCTTGCGTGAGATGAAGTGAAGTTCCTTCTTCCCGTCGGGACCTACGAAGTACTGGCGGAAGACGATGACGTGGATCTGCCATGGCTGCTTGCCGGGGGCTGCCACAGCGCACGGCATGGGGAGAATGGTGATCGTGGAATCCGAGCAGACGTGAGCTGGGTCGATGCCGTTCGCGCGGAGCCAGTCAGCTACGAGCTCGCGCTGCCAGGGTCGGGTGCTGGAGTCGCCTGCATGAACGAGTCGGGGGATGCGGTTATTCATAGGGCGGTTCCGGAGATGATGTTGTCGCGGCCGATGAGGTCCATGCGAGGCAGCAGCTCGCGTACACAGTTGGGATGGGCCGAGGGGTGCGCGAGAGCGTCCTGCACAGTGCGCAGCGTCCGGTTGGCTTTGTCCGGGTCGGAGTGCTCGGTCCATCCGCAGTCGGCACCGTCGCGGACCTCGAGGTAGTTCACGCCGAGGTCGTCCAGCGAGGTACGGGCGGCGGCCGTGTTGGCGGTGGTGACGGTCTGCCAGGTGATCGCGGCGGTCGCCCATGAGGCGACCGGGTGCCGGGAGTTGTTGGCGTAGATGACGGTGTCGAGGGGATGGTCGCGGCGCAGCGCGGCAAGGTCGATCCGGCCGGTGGTGACGGCGTCCTGGGCGGCACGCAGGAACGTACGCGCGCGGCGGATGGCCTCGGTGATGCGGCCGGTGAAGTCGGCGTAGAACTGCGCGGACAGGCTGGTGATCTGGGCGCGGTGCCGGTCCGTCCATTCGAAGACGTTGAGGGGGCGGTCGGCGTTGTCGAGGAGCGTGTGGGCGCCCTCGCGGTAGATGAGCGGCAGGTCGCTGGATGCCCATCGTTCGGCGAACGCCATGGCGGCCCGATTGAACGCGGCCAGCGAGGTGTTGAACGCGGCGATGGCTGTACGCAGTGAGCGGCTGATGCCCTGCCGGGACGGCGGCACCGTCGCCAACGCGTTCAGCAGCCTGTTCTGGGCGTTGGTGAGGAGCAGCCACGCCTGCCGCAGCCGGTCCACTCCCCCGGTGATGAACGCAAGCAGTCTCGAGCGGAGGGTGCGGCCGCGGCGTACGGGGGTGCTCATCGGCGGGGCCTCGCGACGAGTTGGATGATGCCGAGCGCGTCGGTGCCGGTGGCCTCGTCGGCGGGGTCGTCGGGTGCGGGCGGGTCTCCGGCCTCCAGGCTCGCGATCTGGCGTTCGTAGGACTTGATGTTCTCGGTGAAGGCGACGGACACCACGGAGGACACGTTGACGGTGGCGGGCTGCGAGCGCAGTGCGGCGAGGCGCTCCCGCAGGATTTCGAGGGCGACGGCGCGGGCGGTGCCGAGGCGGGTGTAGCGGGTCTCGAGGTCGGCCTGGTCAGTGGTGGTGCCGAGTTGGGCGAGGAGCCAGGCGCGTACAGCGGTGTCCACGGCTGTCCTCCTTGGGGGTCTGAGAGGGGAAGGGGTGCGGGTGCGGGCCCGCCGGGTGGCGCCCCACCACGGGGCGGGCCCGCACGCCGCTATTCGTCGCCGCTGCTGTCGCCCTCGTCAGCGGCGTCCCGGCCCCGGGCCGGCTTCTTGGCCGCGGGCTTGCGCGCGGCCGGCTTGTCGGACTCGGCCGCATCGGTGGACGGCAGCTTGCCGCCCTCCCAGGCGTCCGGGTTCTTCACGAGCGCCGCGTACTGTGCGGACGGCTCTTCTCCGGCCCGCAGGTGCACCATCAGGCGCGTCTGCGGGTCCTTCACGTGGACGTCCGATACCAGGCGAGCCATAGCCGATCAGCTCGCCGGGAAGACGGTCGCGGAGATGTGGATGTCCGGCACGTACAGGACCGGCATCGCGACGGCGGCGCCCTTCGTCCACACCTGGACCGGGTCGTCCTGGAAGCCGTGCGTGACGATGATGCCGGGCGCCTCTTCCAGCTCGATGGCCGGGTTGTCGCCGGTCGTCAGGGCGATGGATTCGGCGGTGATGCCGTACTGGGTCTCCGCCCACGTGGTGCGGTTCGGGGGAACCATCACCCACTTGTTCTCCGGGAGGGGGCGGGCCATCGTGCCGTCGTCCTTGGGGATCTGCACGTCGTAGATCTCGATCGGCGGCAGGTTGTAGCGGGCGCGCACGGTGTCGACCTCGTTGGGTGCCAGCGTCGCGGTCGGCGTGTTCGACGGGTTCACCGACCCGTAGTAGGCCGACCGGTAGGCGTCGTTCCCGGCGAGCAGGGCGCGCGCCTTGTAGGAGGTGACGACCTTCTCCGGCATCGGAGCGCCGGACGCGCGCAGGACCTCGAGCCACGCCATCTCATCCGAGATCGGGTCGGAGGTCGGGTCGGTCCACGGGGTGCCCGCGGTCGGCATGTTCGCCGTCGGGACCTGCGCGTCGTACTCGATGGTCAGCCCGTTCTCGCCGGCGAGGGTGAACTTGCCGTCGGTGACGAGGTCGCCGACCGCGAGTTCGAGGCGGGAGCGGATGGACAGGGTGTGGGCGGCGGTGTCGTCGTAGAGCATCTCCACGAGCTCGGAGGCGTCCGCGCCGCGCCGGGCGGCGAGGAGGATCGTCTCGAGTTCGGCGACGAGGAACTTCTGGCCGAGCGGGGGCAGCATGCCCTCGGTCTCGATCCGCTTGACCTCGCGGGAGGCGATCGGGGTCTGCGCGTCGTAGGCGCGGTACTTCGCCGCGTTGACCCGTCGGCTCGTGCGGCGGGTCTTGAACTTGACGCCGTTGATCTGGCGTTCCGGCATGACGTTCGCGGTCAGCGCGTAGTCGGCAGGGGTCTGCACGGCGCGCGCGAACGCGATGATGTCGGTGGGGGTGATGTCCCTGAGCAGGGCCTCAAGCATCAGAATTCACAGCCCTTCTCAGTTGAAGCGGATGTTGTCGGTGCGGTTCGCGGCCGCCGGGACGGTGAGCGCGACGGGCAGCTTCGCGGTCTCCACGTCGCCGTGGACGCGCAGGGCGGCGCCGGCCTTGGTGGAGCCGGTGTTGAACGCGGTCTCCGTGTCGAGCAGGCCCGCGAGGGTCTGAGTGCCGTCGGAGGCGCCGGACGCGTACGGCGCGTACAGCCCCGATGCGGTGATCTTCGCGAGGGGGAGGCCGGACTTGAGCCGGTTCGGCAGTCCGTTCGCGGCGGCGGTGTAGTGGGTGTTGGCCGTGAACTTGGACAGGTCCAGGGTCACGGTCTTGTTCATGTCGGAGCCGTGCAGGGACAGCAGCCAGCGGCGGTCTGCGGTCAGGGTCTCCGTGGTGGTGATCGGCTGGATGTCCACGCCGACTCTCCTCCCGTGGCGGGTGAGCACTCTTAGGGGTGCGGACACCTGCGGTGTCGTCCACGGGGGTGGTGCGAGAGGGCGTGGTCCCTCAGTCTGCGGGCGCTGCCTGGTCAGGCGGCGTCGGGTCGGGCGTAGCCCATCTTTTCGGCGAGCTTGCGGGCGCGGGCCTTCGCGTCGTCCTTCGACGGCGTCTGACGGCCCGGTGTGCCGCCTGCTGGGGCACCGCCGGGGGCCGGGGGCAGCGTGGACGGTGCGGCCGGGGGCTTGGCGCCGAAGAGTTCGGGGCGGCGTTCCTTCAGCTTGGCCGCAGCCTCGCTGACCGCCTGCTCGTCGGCGTCGGGCTGGTTGCGGAGGTCGCGGTCCAGCATGGCAAGCGCGTCCTGAAGGTTCGGGGCGTCGTCGCTGTCGACCGCGCCGAGACGGCCCAGGGTGCGCTCGCGGACCAGCGCGCGCTGCGCCTCGGCCATCTGCGCCTTCTCCTGGTCCAGCTTGCGGCGGTCCTCTTCCAGCTCCTGGCGGCGCTTCTCCTCCTCCGACAGGGCGTCCTGCTTCGCCTTGCGGGCCTCGGCGATGAACGCCTTCGCGTCGTCGACGTTGGTGAAGCCGTGCTCGGCGGCGAACTCCTCGAGGGCCTTGCGGGCGCCGGCGCGTTCGCCCTGCGCCTTCTCCTTCGCGGCGATCCGCTCGAGGTCGTCCTGCGTGAATGACCCGGCCGGGGGCGTGGACGGCGGGGGGCCTGGCTTGGGCGGGGTGGGGGCGGGAGGCTGTGCCGGGTCGTCGCCGCCGTCGGCGTGGAACACGGCCAGTGCTCCGACACCCGCATACGGGTGGGCCCAGGCGCCGTGCGCGGCGGTACGGAGGGGGTGGTGCTGCGTGGGGCGACGCATCTGCTCAAGTCCTCCCAGACTCGATCGACTTCCAGGCCCCGCGCCTGAGATCAAGTGCAGCACAGAAATCACGGAGTGTTCCCCCCGCTCCCCTGCGCCGGGTCTTCGCCGTCCGGGTTCTGTGCCGGGTCGCTGCCGTTGTCGAGGGCGAGTTGCTGCCCCGCGGGCGGGAGAACCACGGGCGGGGTGTCCGGCTCGTCGGGGGCCTCACGACCGAGGAAGCCGGCGACCTCGTCGACGTTGCCGAGCGCGTCCGCAAGGTTCCGGGCGGCGGCGAAGGCGCGGGACTGGATGCGTTCGATCTCTTCGGCAACGTCGTCGATGGGGAACCCGGCCTCCATCAGCATCTTCACCGCGGTCTCCAGGGAGAGGACGCCATCGCCTCCGTCGTAGCCGGTGGAGACCTGCTCCAGGACCGCGGCCTTGTCCGTCGGCGTGTACGGGCCGAAGACGAGCTGCGCGGGCAGGACCTGGATGCCCGTCCAGTCGGGATGCTGTCCGGCGAGGTGGAGGCGCTGCACCATCTTCAGCAGCAGGCTGTACTTGTGGGCGCGGGCCAGCCGCATCGAGGAGACGAGCGCGTCGAGGGGGCCGAGCGTGAGCTCCATCGCGTACCCGGACGGCACCTTGGAGGGGTCCAGCGTGCCGAGGGTGACGGCGGGCAGGCGGGCGTTGGTGGAGGCCCGGTCGGCGAGGTCGTGACGCTGCTCGCGCAGTTCCCGCAGCGCGGCCGACGTGTCGATGGTGGTCAGCTTGCCGTTCTCGGGGAGCTTCCATATCTGGCCGGGGCCGACGTCGTACTGGGTGCGGGCGTCGGCCCCGGAGATCCCGACCATGGGCAGGCCGGTCGTCGCGGCGGCGCGCGCCGAGTCGGTGTCGGCGCCTTGGAGTTCGTCGAAGACCTGCAGCACCTTCGCCAAGGACGATTGGCCCCAGTGTTCTTCGGCGCCGGGGACGGTGTTGGGTACGTGGACGACCGGGATGAAGTCGAGCATCAAATCGAGGCGGTCGAGGACTTCGCCGTCGGAGCGGGTCGCGAACTGCGCCTTGGCGAGCGGCAGATCATCAACGTCGACGGGGCCCTTGAGGTCGCCCAACTCCCAGGTGGCGTCCGTCAGGTAGCAGGTGTACGCGGACGGCTGGTCGTTCCACGAATACACGCGGGTGACGGCCCCGGACTCCACGTTGACAGTGTCACCAGATCCGAGGGTGGGCTCGAGCTGCCCGTCGGGGCCCTCCACGGTGACGGGAGCCCGTACAGCCCTCCCCTGCTCGTCGACGCCGGCCGCGGTCGCCGGGCCGATCGGCGCGAGCTCGTAGGTGATGCGGCGCAGCCGTGCCTTCAGCTGCCGCTTGGGGTCCTCGGGGAGCTCCCACGCGAAGTGGACGCGGTCAGGGAACTCGCCGTCGCCGTCCTCGGGCAGGACGGGGAAGTAGAAGCCGGGGTCGACGGCGCGGACGGTGGCGCGCTGCTTGGCGGGATCCCAGGCAAGCCGGTACACACCGTCCCCGAGGGAGACGGCCTTGCGCTCGGTCTGCTGCACCCTCATGGGCAGCAGTTCGGTCTCCGCCCACTCCCGCAACAGGTCCTGCACCCGTGCCGCGGCCACCGTGTCGGGACTGTTCCCCTGGCCGCCGCTGTCGTCGTCCGCACCCGTGACGGTGATGTGCTGCTCGCGGCCCAGGACGTGCGCCATCACGGTGTCGATGAACATGGCGGGGTCGCCGAACTCACGCCGCTCGCGGGCCTGCGAGTCGAGGATCCCGGCGAGCTCGGCGGACTGGTTCTGGTCGTAGGCGGCGAGCAGCTTGTACGCGGCGAGGCGGCGTTCGTCGGCGGCGGGCACCCAGGAGGCGGCGGCCTCGGGGAACGCGCGCCGGTTCGGCATGCCGCGTGCCTCGTCGGCGAACACCGGCTTGTAGTTCAGCCAGCTCCAGCCGTCGATGACGACGCGGCGCATACCGGCGATGAGGCCCACAGCAGTCCTTCCGCTGATCGACTTCCAGGCCCCGCGCCTAACGATCAGCGTACGGGCGTAGAGCCTGGCCGTTCCCCCTGCCCGGGGTCAGCGGCGGCCGCGGAGCCGGTTGTCGGCATACGACGTGACGCCGGTGCCCATGGCGGACGGGTCGGCGAGCTCAGTGAGCGCGTGCACAGCGGCGTCCATTCTGTCGGGGCTGTCCATGCCGGGCAGCCACGTCACCATCTGGGTTTCCAGCTGCGGGAACTCTGCTGTGTGGTGGACGAGACCCACTTCGTAAAGTTGGGCGATCGGCTCCGCGCGGAGCCTCTTGCCCTTCTTCGCGGTGACCTCCACGATCCGCGGCATCACCGCGCCCTTCGTCTCCCCGTTGCGCTCCAGTTCGGCCCACGCCTGCACGACTGTCTGTTTGGCCATGTCGCCGCCGTAGTTGCTCTCCACGACGATCGCGTCCGCATCCAGTTGCAGCGCGAGGAGGCAGGTCTCGCGGCCGCGACCCTCCGCGGAATGCTTGGCGGTGCGGTCGGCGAGGACGTAGTACTGCCCGTCGGACGAGCGGCCTGCGGCGACGATGCCGGATTCGTCGTGGCCGGGGGTGTCGCCGCCGGCGGGGTCGAGGGCGACGACAACGCGGGTGAGGTCGACGGCGCGGAACGCGATCGGGTCGATGCGGTTCTTGGTGATCCAGTCCCATTCCCAGACGCCGCCTGCGAGCGGTCGGGGCTGCTGCTGGTAGAGGGCCCACCAGACGCGTTCACCGACGGCGCGGTGGGTGCGGGCGAGTTCGTCTGCGTCGTACTGCTCGGGCCACAGGGCTTCGCCGACCTGCCGGCCGAGGGGGTCGTCGTCGGACAGGGCGAGGGCGGGGAGATCGATGAGTGTCCAGTTCTCCGGTTCGGTCGCAAGGATGCGGCCGGAAAGATCATCTTCGTGCCACCTCGTGTTGATCAAGATAATCGAGGCGCCCGGAGCACGGCGGGTGTAGAAGACGGACTGGTACCAGTTCCACACGCGTTCGCGCTGCGTCGGGGAGTTGGCGTCGTCGGAGCCCTTGAACGGGTCGTCGATAATGCCGAGCGAAAATCCCTTTCCATTCAAAGATCCACCGACGCCGGCGGTGACCATGCCGCCGCGTACGGACGAGCCGCGGGGCTGCTCGAGGTCGAAGCGGTTCGCGGCGCGGGACCCGTCGTCGAGACGGACCCCGAGAGTCGGGGCGTACTCCCGAAGTTGGTCACGGACCCAGCGGCCGTGGTCGTCGGCGAGTTCAGCGCCGTACGAGGCGAGCATGACGCGCGCCGTCGGATGACGGCGCAAATACCACAAAGGCCCCCATCTAGAGGCTCTTTGGGACTTTCCGTGACGAGGTGGGCAAGTAATCATCACCTGCATGCGCTCACCTGCGGCGATACGCATGAACACGTCGTCGATCATGTCGAGGTGGCGGGCCTGCTTCTCCCGACCCTCGGTCAGCACGGCGGCGAGCGCCCCCGGGGAGCGGTCCATCGCCATCTGCCGTTCCACCCAGGCGAGACGCAGCCGGAGTTCAGGGCTGGCCTGGGCGGCGATGTGGCGCCGCTCGCTGGCGGGGAGGGTGCGGTAGTGGGCGAGCAGCGCGTCCTCGACAGGAGCGTCACTGATCGCTGTGGCCACCGGCGTCCTCTCCCCCGGTCTCTGCGGGGAGCGTGCCGTCCGCCCCGGCCGGCCCCGCGAATCCGATGAGGGCGTTCAGCTCGTTGAGGGTGCCTGTGCCGAGGGGGACGGCGCCGCCGTCGGGTCCGGACACTTCGGTCTTCACGGGGCTGTCGAGGCCGTTGAGTTTGGCGCGGCGGTCCATCAACCGGAGGACGGTGTCGACGGCCCGCATGTCGAGCTCCTCGCCGATGACCTGCCCGTCCTTGGAGAACACGGGGCTGGGGGTGGTGGCGCGGGGCCATGCGGCTTCGAGGAGCGCGTCCAGGCGCTCGTTTTCCTGCTGACGGTAGACGGAGACTTCGGCTGCCTCTTCGTCGCGGTGGAGTTCGAGGGCGCGGGCGACGTCTTTGCGGGCGGCGTTGGTGCTGGCGTAGCCGAGGTTGAGGATGCGTTCGTCGTCGTAGCGGATGCCTTGGCGGCGTAGGCGGAGGAGTTCGGTGCGGCGGACTCGGGTTTGGTCCATTTTGAGGCGGTTCGCTGGCATGGCGGTGGGGCTCCCGCTGTGTCGTCGTGTTCCAGGCCCCGCGCCTATCTCTGATGATCGCCGATTGTCGTGCGGGTGTTCCCCCTGCCCGCGCCGGGTTGGGCATCCCGACGGTGCGGTGACGGCATGAAGTAGCCCCACCGTCGGGGGGGGTGACGGTGGGGCTACTTGGGCTCGGGCGTGGCCCTGGGGGTGGATGCCGGGGCCCGAGCGGTTCTGGGTGGGTAACGAGTGGGGGTGGGGTTGTGGCACGGCCCGCGACGATGGGGGCGCGGGGGTTGCTCCCTCGTCGCGGGCTGTGCCTGTTCAGGATGGGGCACGATCGCGTGTTTGTCCGAGGCGCTATCCCCCGGGCTACTGCCAGGGGGCGCGGCCGCCGTTCATCCACTGCGCGGTGTCGTTGCCGTCGAAGAGGACGACGCCGAGCTGCCCGGCCTGCTCGACGGCTTCCTTCGTGTAGCCGCTGCTGGTGACGATGGCGGCGCCCGTGCAGCCGGCCAGGTGGGCGGCGCCGACGGTCGCGCGGACGGTTTCGCCGTCGACGTTGTTCTTGGCCTTGTACCGCTTGAACTGCAGGAGCCAGCGCTGGCCGTTGACGAGGCGGACCCGGCCGTCGCATCCGCGGTCGCCGCTCTTGCCGGTGGGTACGGCTTCGACGACGCCGGGGGTCTTGCGGGCGGCCTGGATGCCGGCTTCCTCGAAGCGGGTCCAGTGCAGGTTCTGGAGCTTGGCGGCGGTGGCGTGTCGGGGTATCGCGGCCTGTTTGGGCAGGTGGGCGGCGGCCTTGTCGAGGCGTCGGAAGAGGGTGTTGAGGCGCTGCGGGTGGGTCTAGTTGAGGATGGCGGCCAGGATCGGCAGCAGGATCAGTAAGGCGAGTACGGCGATGGTCTGGCCGGGCCAGGTGACGAAGGCGAAGTAGCCGATGAGGAGGCTGATGCCGAGTCCGCTCCAGGTGATGCGGGGCAGGCGGCTGCGCCGGGCACGGACGGGGGCGGGGCGGCGTACGGGCTGCTGGATGGCCATGCGGGGTCCTTAGAGGTTGGTGGAGTGGTCGTGGTCGTTGCGGACCCACACGCCGCTGCTCTTGTGCTCGTGGGTGGAGTGGTCCTGGTGGACGACGGCACCGTCGAAGTGCTGGTGGATCGTCGGCGGGGCGGCTTCGACGACATCTCTCGCGGAGCCGAGGAGGGACTTGACGGCGAGTGCGATGCCGATGACGCCGCCGGCAATGGCGCCGATGACTTTGAAGTTGGCGAGGCTGGTCCCCCACATGGCGAGGGCGAAGCCGCCGCCGATGAGGGGGGCGGCGATGCCGACGGCGAGGATGAGGCCGGTGGCGTCGGCGGCTTTCTGGCTCATGGGGGCGCGGCCCGGCTGCATGACGGGCGGGGCGGTTCCGATCTGCGGCGTCTCGGTGGGGTCTTTGTAGAAGGTGGGGATGCGCGGGGTCTGTTCTGCGGCGATGCGCTGGGCGGCGTCCTGCATGGCGGTTTCGATGGAGTGCAAGAGGTCGTTGGCGGTGGTGTCGACGTGGGGCTGCCCGGCCTTGGGGGCGGTGGGCTGTGTCGGGTCGGGCAGGCGGTTCACGGGCGGGTGTCTCCTTCAGGGGTGGGCTAGTTGGCGATTCGGTAGGTGCCGCGGCGGCCTCCGGGGGCGACGGCGCCCTCGTCGTGGAGTTCGCCCATGGCGTTGTTGACGCTGCCTGCGGCGACGTCGTGGAGGCGGTGGCGGACGTCCTTGAGGGCCCAGATCTGGCCGTCGGCGAGGAGGTCGAGGATGCGGTCCTTGATGGTGCCCGTGGACGGCTCGTCGTCGTCTTCGTCGTCTTCATCGAGGTCGATCCCGAGGCGGGCGAGTTCGTCCTTGGCGACGGTCTGCGCGGCGTCGGCCGCGTTGTCGATGCCCTCCGCGGTGTCTCCGCCGGCGAGGAGTTCCTCGGCGAAGGCGAGCCACTTCGCGTAGGACATCTGGAAGACGGCGTCTTCCTCGGGGGTCAGACGCGGGATGGGCCGGGACTCCATGAGCGCGATGAGACCGGGGTAGGTCTTGTTCTCCTTGCGGGCGAACCAGGTCCGGCTAAGGAACACGCTGCCGCCCTGAATGATGTTGGCCATGCCCGCAGTGATCGGGCCGTTCTTGGCTTCCTTGCCTTCGAACGCAGCGTCAAGAGCGTTACCGCTCCCGGTGTTGAAGTACCGCGGGATCGGCTCGGGGTAGACGCCGGGCGGGAGGACTCCATCGGTGGCCATGTGCTTGGTCGTGGAGGAGTTGGTGCGGCCGAGCCACACGGTGCCGTTCTTGCCGTTGGCGCGGATGCGGTCCTTGTCGCCGAGGTCGGCGAGGTGGATGGACTGGGCGGCGAAGCGGATGCCCTTGCCGAGCTTGCGGCCGGTGGACTGGTTGTCGCCAACGAGGCCGGTGACCCACTTCCTAAAGGGGCGGGGCACGGTGGCGTCGGCGGACAGGATGCGGTTGAGCTCGTCGAGGGTGTCGTTGGCGATCCGCCACGGCTTGCCGGGTTCGAAGGATCCCCAGCCGTTGGCGGCGCTGATCTTCTCTCGGTACTTGCCGAGGTCGTTGGAGGCGGCGAGCGTCGCAGCGGTCGCGGCGATGCCCTTTCCGAAGTGGTAGATACGGCCATCGGCCTCAGGCAGGCTCATGCCGTCCTGCGCGTCCGCGGCGATGGACACGATGCCGTTGATGCGTTCGGCGGCAAGCAGGGTGAGGAGGCTGACGGACTTGCCGCCGCCGGGTGCGGCGACGTACAGGTCCGTGACGGCGCCCATGTCAGGGTCGTACAGGGGGACGCGGGCCTGTCGGCCGTCGGGGCGCAGACCGATGGCGATGGTGCCCGCCTCGTCCATCGTGAGGTCTTCGATGGTGGCCTCGCGGAGCGCCACCAGCGGGTGCGTCTTGTAGATGGAGATGAGGCCGTCGCCGAGGCCGTCGGTTTCGACCATGACGAGGGAGGCGTCGGCCATCTCGAGGGCGCGGGCGATGAGTTTCTGGTTGAGCTGGATGAGTTGCCCCTCGGGGGCGCTGGTGCGGTAGGCGACGCGGTTCTCGTCGGCGCGGTAGCCGCGCAGGATCATTCCTTCGGTGGGGCCGCCCTTGCGGGCGAGCTTCTCGTTCCACCAGCGTTCGGCGGGGTGGACGGCCTGCTGCTCCAGGCGCGGGAGGCCCGGCTTGGCGGTGAGGAGTTTGCGGCCGGTGCCGGAGCCCTGGATGTTCTGGAGTTCGACGGTGCCCGGGGGCAGGTCGAAGATGGCGGCGAGCGCGTCGGCGTTCAGGGTGGGGGCTTCGTCGCCGGCTTCGGCGATGACGATGCCCCAAAAGTCGGGCAGGAGTTCGCCGGTGGCGGGGTGGGCGTACTGGGTGACGCCGGTCAGCAGACTGTTGCCGGTCTTCTTGGAGATGGCCCACTGGTGGCTGCGGTAGTCGGCGTAGGTCTGCGGGACCGGCGTGGGCGCCGCCTCGAGCGCCGGGGCGGCGGTGGGGAGCTGTTCGGGGATGAGGTCGGCGGCGTGGGTGATCGGGGTTGTGTAGGCCATGACGCCGCCCCAGGCGGGGCCGAGGAGGTACTCCCACCAGGCGCTGCCGGGGGTGAGGAGGGCTCCCAGGTAGGCGCCCGATGCGGTGAGGGAAGGAGTAATGATCTCTGCGGTCTTCAGGAGGCGCCAGCCGATCGGCTCGGTCTCCCATGCCCCCCACAGCAGCCAGGAGGCGAGTCCACCCAGCGCTGCCGCGCCAACGTGGGCGGGCCAATAGTCGGTCTGCGGGCCGATGGTCACGCCGAGCGCCATCACGCCGTAGGTGAGGCGTTCCAGGCGCTTGCGGCGGCGCAGGGTGCGGGCGGACACGATCCGCGGCGTACGGGCGTCCGGCTGGGGCAGGGGGGCGATGAGTGGCGTCTGGGTGGGCTTGGTCAGGGAGGCCACGGGCCGTGTCCTTTCCGTGAGTCGGGTGGGTTAGGGAACCTTGTTGAAGCCGGGCTTGGGCTGCTCGTACGGGGACGCCTGGACGGCCTCGTAGATGCCGCCGTACTCGCTGTCGTGGGCGTCCTTGACGAACTGGGCGTTCATTTCCATCTGGTCGGCGGCGTCGGCGAGTTCACCGGAGGCCTGCGCGACGCGTTCGAACGCGGCGGCGACCTCGAGGGCCTGGACCTGAAAGACGGGGTCGACGCCGGCCTGGCCAAGCTGTTCGGCGAGGTGCCGGGCCCGGGTCGCGTCCTGGTGCATGCGGGCCTTGAGAAGGTGCAGTTGCTCCTTCAGCAGGGCGGCGGCGGTCACGAGTGCCGTAATGCGGGCGGCGAGGGTGATGAAGTTGAGGACGCCGTCGACGGCGTCGCGCCAGCCCATCCTGGCGGGCTGATGCTGCTGTTCCATATCGGATCCGCTGTGCACGGAGGTCGGCTCGATCGCCTTGCTGTCGTCGCTCATAGCGGGCCGCCTCAGGTCTTGTTGTGGATCGGTGCGGACGGGGTGGTCAGGCCTGCGTCGGCGGTGGCGTCGGTGATGGGCCGGTAGGCGTCGTTGAGGTCGTTGTCGGCCTGTTCCGCCATCTCCGCGGCTTGCAGCGAGGAGGTCTCCATCTCCTCGGCCATGCGGGCGAGGAGGTCCATGGATTCGGCGAGGCGGGCCATGGCGAGGGAGAACAGGGCGCCGATGAGGTTGTGGCGGTGGGCGAGGTCGATGGCGAAGGTGATGAGGGTGTCGCGGAGTTTGATCGCGCGTTCGGCGAGTTTCGCGCTCTGCCGGTGCGTCTTGAAGGCGTCGTCCTTGAACTCGCCGTACTGGTCGAGGGCGTCGTCGAGGGTGATTTCGGTGGCGTGCATCGGGTCCATGTGGCCTGCGGTGTCGGCGATGGCGGAGCCTTGCCGGTGGGCCGCGTGGTGGATCTCCTGCATGCGCTTTTCTGCGGGGACGGGGGCGGGTGCGGGTGGCATGGCGTGGGGCTCCTTCGGGCGGGTGGTGCCGGGGCGTTTCGTGTGCGGTTCGGGGGCGGGCGGGAGTGCGGACAGGTCGCGGGTGAGGGCGCCGGCCGGACCGTCGGTGGTGTGCGGGGTGGGCTGGTCGTCGCGTTCGACGGTCCGGGTGGTGGCGTTGGTTTTGCTGGCGGAGGCGGCGTTGCCGTAGGGGCTGCGCCGCGGCCCTGCGGTGCTTCCGGGTGTGCCGGTGCCGCCCGCGGCCCCTGTGCTGCCGGGGTTGCTGGTGGGCGGGGTGGTGCCGGTGGCGGCGTCGCCCTTGGCGGCGTCGTAGCCGTCCCGGGCGTCGCGGGCGCGGTCGCGGGCCTTGCGCCGCTTGTCCTTGCGGCCGGGCCCGGTCGTGTCCTTCGGCGGCTTGGGCGTCTTGGCCTTCTTCTCCCGCTTCTTGTCGTTCTTCCACAGCCGCCATCCGGCGCTGTCGCCCTTGGCGTGCTTCTTCTGCTCCTTCTTGAGGCGGCCCTCGGCCTTCTTCAGCCGCTTCGCCGCTGTCCGCTCGGCCCGCTGGGACTGCTTGGCGTCGAACTTGCCCTGGCGGACCTGCTCGCGGCGGGCTTCCTTCGCGTCGGCGCGGGCGTCACGAATGCGGTTACGGCGGTCCTGGCGGGCCTGCTTGGGCGCGGACTTGAGGTCGCGGGCCGCCTTACGGTCCTTGGCCTTCTCGCCGAGCCGGGCGGCCTGCCGGTCGGCTCGGCGCTGGAGGCGGCCGTCCTGACGTGCGGCGGCCCGCTCCTTGCGGGTACGTCCGCCGGTGCCTGTGTGGCCGGAGCCGGTCGTGCCGGACTTGCCGAGGCTGTGGCCGGCACCCTGGGAGGTGCGGTGCGGGGACTTCTTGCCGCCCTTGTCCTTCGCGCCGCCCGTGCTGCTCGAGCCGCCGCCGTTGGTCTTGCTGTTCTTCTTGGACGTGCCGCCGCCCAGGCCGAGCCCGCTGCCGGTCCCCCGGTTCTTCTTCGACGACGTGCTGCCGGAGCCGTTGCCGGTGGAGGTCTTCTTCGACCCACCACCGAGCCCGGACGATCCGGAGCCGGTGCGGTTCTTCTTCGCTCCACCGCCGAGGCTGCCGCCCGAGCCGGTGCCGCGGGACGACTTCGAACCGCCGCCCGAACCCAGGCCACCGGAGCCCGACTTACTGCCGCCCCGACCGGCGCCACCGCCGGGTCCGGACTTGCTGCCACCCCGGCCCGCCCCGGATCCCAGGCCGCCGCTCCGGCTGCCCGTCGACGACGAGCCACCGCGGCCGCCGCCGAGCGTCTTGCGCCCGAACTCGGTACCCGGCGGCACCTTGTTCTTCGCGTTCTTCTCCGCGGCCTTCTCACGCGCCTTCGTCACGTCGGTGCGGCCCTTCGCGACCGCCTCGTCGACGTCCCATCCGTGCTGCGCCATCGCCAGCTGGTGCTTGAGCTGGGCCTCGCGCATCGGCGCGCTCTCGGCGCGCTTCTCCATGGCGCGCTGGCGGCGGTCCTCGAGGAGGATCGCCGACCCACGCAGCGCGGCGACGGCAACGGCGAGGACGGCGGCCATGGACAGCGCGCCGAGCCGCGGCCCGACCGGCTGCTCCCCCGTATCGCCGTTGCGGAAGGTGGCGGGCAGGCCCGGCTCGGGGCTCGTGGTGGCGGGCACCGGGGACGCGAGCAGTGCCGGGGAGGGCAGCGCGCCCACCAGGTCCAGAGGGCTGCGGCGGGCCCGCTCCCCCGTTCCGGTTCCGGGCTCTCCGGACGGGAGTTCGGGGATGGCCGGCTCGAGGTCGCCAGCATCCTGCGAGGGCGCAACCGGAGTGATGTTGAAGCCGATCCGCGGGAAGTTGTAAACCTGGGCGTCGCCATCCGGGGTCTGGTCGTTGCTCATGAAACCCCCTCTCAGGGTTGACAGGCTGTAGTCGATTCGAGGACTATCGCGCGCGCACGTACGCGTACGACGTGCGCGCAGGTTGGGGTCTTCATCACCACGTGTTCGTGGAGGTGATGATGATGACGACGGTCACGGCGTGTGAGCCTTGAAGAAGTCATGGAGGTGGGACGCCAGCTTGTTCCAGGTGTCCGCGTCACCAAGCTTCTGGTTCTGGCGGGCCACCATGCGGCAGGCGTCGAACCAGACGGCGGCGACCGCGTCCGGGCCCAAGAGGGCGGCGGCCTTCTGCCGCTGGTTCCAGTACTCCGCTTGGTTCTTCTGACGGTTCTGGGCGGTGGTCATCCGGTCTCCTCGAAGACGGTGCCGAAGTCGGGCAGCGGTGTGGTGTTGGCCTGGCTGGTGGCGTAGGCCTGCGGGTGCGGGCTGTTGTAGACGACTGGCGGTGCGGCGGCCGGCGGCTGCTGGCCTGCGATGCGCGGGTCAGGCGCGAGGTGCTGCGCCGACTCGGTCAGCGACCGCTGGGTGAGCGCCTGCGCCTTCTGCCTGGTCAGCGCCCTGGCCTCGCGGCGCTTCTGCTTCTGGTCGAGGGCCTTGGCGCGGCGTTCGGGCAGTTCGAGGACCCGACGGTTGTAGGTGGCGTCGATGGCTTCGACCTCGGCGGCGGCCTTCTCCAGGAGCTTGGCGACCCGGTTGAACCGGCCGCGGACCTGGGCGGCGCGGCGCTTCGCTGACCAGGGCTTGTCGCCGTCGATCTCGGTCTGGGCGATACGGGCGTAGATGATGCGGCCCATCTGCCGGAGCTCGGTGGCGTCGTTGACGAACGTGTCGCGCTGTTCGTCCTTGAAGCCGCTCATGCCCTTCTTGGTCATCAGCTCGGTCATGTCCATCGGTCACGTTCTCCTTACGCGGACTTCGTGTTGCGGGCTTCGGCCTGGGCCGCGGTGAAGAGGTCCTGGGCGGTCTTGAGGCGGTCGTAGGCGGTGGTCTGCTTCAGGTCGAAGTCCCGCATCACGTCCTCGAGCGGGTACGACTTCGGGTCGTTCGCTTCGACGAGGCGGGCGAGGACCTTCTCGACTTCGGCCTGCTTCTTGGCGCGGGGGCCGGTGATGGGTGAAACCGAAGTCGAAGTGCGGGCCGAACCGGTGGCCGGCTTCGGGGCTCGGTCCGAAGTGGTCGAAGCGGTGCGGGCGATCCGCTCGGCACGCTCTTGGGCCTCCTGCTCCTTTCGGGCGCGGGCCTCGTCGGCGGCCTGCTGGCGGGCGGCTGCCTGCGCCTTGGCCTGGCGCTGCTGCTGCTCCCATCGGGCTTCGGCTTCGGCCTGCTGCTGCTCGCGGGCGATGGCGGCGAGCTTCGCTTCGGTTTCGGCGGCGAGCAGGCGGGCGGCTTCGGCGTCCTGGCGGCGCTTCGCTTCGACTTCGAGGCGGGCGACTTCGGCAGCGACTTCGGCGCGGTGCTTCGCTTCGGCTTCGACTGCTTCGGTTCCGGCGATTTCGGCGCGCTTCGCCGCTTCGGCTTCGAGCCTGCGGAGTTCGGCCTGGTGCTTCGCTTCGGCTTCGGCTTCGGCCTTGGTACGGGCTTCGGCTTCGCGTTCTGCTTCGGCCTCGGCGAGCTTCTGCGCTTCGCGCTCGGGGAGGTCGATGGCGTCCTCGATGCTCATTCCGTCCCGGGCGAGGGACAGGACGAGCATCTGCTCGGCGCTGGCCTTGCGGCGCCATCCGCGGCGTCCGTACTCCTTGCGGAGTTGGGCGACGTAGATGCGGCGGCCGCGCTCGAGGGTGAGGACCTGGTCCCAGGTGCGGATGCCCCACAGGCGTTGGCGGCGCCACAGGATGAACGTGCCGATGGGGTTGAGGAGCCAGCGGGAGGGGGGCGGGCCTTCGAGGTGCTTGTCTGCGGTGATGTCGGCGATGCGGCCGATGGCGTGGCGGGCGGCTTCGACGGCGATGACGAACAGGACGGGGATGACGCCGTGCATGGAGACGCCGACGGGGTCGGGCCAGGAGACGACGGCGTTGAAGGCGATGGTGGCGGCGGTAAGCGTCCAGGCGGTGTAGCGCAGGAGGGGGAAGCCGATGCGCCGCCAGGTGAGGAGGAGGTCGAGGGCGAGGAAGGCGACGATGCCGGCGTCGACGGCGATGGGGAAGGCGTGGGCGAAGTCGCCGAAGCCCTTGGTGAGGGCGAGGTCGGTGACGGCGCTGTAGGAGCCGATGAAGCCGAGGGCGGCGATGATGAGGACGGCGCCGACGACGATCCCGGTGAGGAGTTTCTGGGTGCGGGTGGGGGGCTGTTGGGCGTTCCCCGGCGCGGTGGGCGCGAGGGTGCCGTCCGTGTGGGGGCGGTGCGGCTCGTTGCCGGGGGCCGGGGTGGTGGTCACGGGGGTCGGGTCCTTTCGCGTCGTCAGGCGCTGTGGTGGATGGCGGTGTTGGTGGTCGGGCGGGGTAGGGCCATGCAGTCGCGGGCGTGTGCGGAGGCGTCGGCGAGGGCCTTGTTTCCGAGGCCGCTGTGGTTCTTCCATCCGCAGGTCCGGCATTCGGCGTGG